AAGCCGTATGAGAAGCCGAAGCTCACGCAGTACGGCGAGCTGACGTGGGATGACTGCGCTATTGAGTTTGAACAGAGCTTCAACCCGGAGGGATACCGTGTCAAGGTGGAAGACAAGGACGGCATCGTCATACAGACCTTCGTTCACTTGTATGAGTGGAGCGGGTACGTGACACCGTACATCAACGACAAGGATATCCCCGGACTCGTGCGCTACCTAGTAGAACTGAACCGACTGGAGGTGCGTGATGGCAGCGTTATCCGCGAAGCGTAAGAGTCACGTTGAACTGGTCGGTGACTGGCCGAAGGGAACGTATCGCCGCCGATGGGGTTACATCCACGATCAGGTCTGGTTCCCTATCACTGCGGAGGAGGCGGCGAACATCGTGTTCTGTGCAGAGATAGAGATGGCCGCGAACGAAGTGATGGAGCATGACGGTCAGTGGTATCGCCTCTACCTGGACAGACGTATGCTCTGGCTCGGTCCCATCAACTTCAGGTTCCATACCTTCCATCAGGGAGACGAGGAGGCAGCGCCGCACGATCATCCGTGGTGGTTCATCACCTTCCCGTTCCGTAGTTACACTGAGACGGTGATGACGCCGGACGGCAGACTGAACAGCCGAGTGGTCCGCGGATGGAGGTTCCACTTCCGTCGTGCGTCTCACCGTCACTTCGTACACGAGCCACGGAAGCCGTTCAGCACCATCATTATGACTGGACCGCTGAAGCACAACTGGAGTTTCTGGCCGGACGCAGACACCTGCATTCCCCACCGAGAGTGGACTAACTACAACAGGACAGAGAGGAAAGAAGCATGAACGTAGAGAGAGACGCTCCGCCTTGCATCAACGGGTTCTATATCCCGCAGTACTACAGGGTGGATGACAGGTTCAACATCGCAGCAGCACCGAGGTCAGGGAGTACGTCTCTCTACTTCTTTGCGGAACGGATGGGTGAGCTTGCCATGGACCTGAAGGAAGCACCGGAGGAAGCAGTGTGCATCATACGTGATCCTATCAAGCGGCTCGCGTCTGCGTACATGCTGCTCTCAGATGGCGTCAACTCCAGGGATCCAGTGACCAACTTCAAAACGGTTGGTCGCCCGACCTTTGAAGCAACGGTGGACGCAGTGCTTGACGATGAAGCCGGGGAGTTCTTCACCGAACAGATAGGGAACAGCGCTCATGCTTACGCATGGCAACGGCAGAGCGAACTCTACTCAGGGTGCAAGAACCCTATCTGGCTTCGCCTGGAAGGGAACGAAGGCTTCTATGGATACAGATTGCCACACGAGAACAAGACGTATGAACAGAAGCCTGAGGTGACGTATCGCCTGGAGGAACTTGAAACTTACTACGCAGAGGACATAGAGCTATGGAAGACAGCAACCACGAAGATCGTATAGAGCAGAAGGCGGAAGAGACGGCAGAGGAGATACTTACGTTCCTCAAGGTTGACCCGCCAATCTTTAACATCACGTTCAGCAACCCGGACAACGAAAAGATCGGCGAGCTACGTTGGACTGAGGGTGGGAAGCTGGAGTTCCAGGGTGACGCGGAAGAAAGCGCACAGAAACTCTTTGACTTCACATGCAGCATGATGAACGACAACGATTACAAGTTCAAGCATGAGCCGAACCGGATGCGTCACCTGAAGCTTCACCGAGCGCTGGATGAACTGCTTGCTTGCCACCTGACGCAGACTGGCAACTTGCTCGCCGACACCAGTGTGATGAGCCTAGTAGAATGGAGCCACCGAATGACGGAGGCAGCAACGTGCGAGGAGACAGAGCATGACGAGGAATAAAGAAGGGGATATCGTGCCTCAGTGTGAGGCTACTTATAAGAGCGACTACATCGTAGTCCATTGCGCGAAGGAGAAAGGGCATGACGGAGGACACGAAGACACCGGAGGCAACTGGTTTGAAGGAACCGCAGATGAAGAGGTTCCTACTGCTACGGAAGGAAGATGAGACTGGTATCAGTGGAGAGGGTATCGTTGCTGAAGGTGTTCAGTTCAGTTGCGGATGGTGCGCGCTATCGTGGCTCACCGAGTACAGTTCATGCGGAGTGTATCCATCAATAGAAGAACTCGAACGGATCCATGGACACGGAGGTAGAACGATCGTAGTCTGGTGTACCGACGACGACGCGCTCGACTCCGTTCACTCCCTGTAGAGCGTATAAAACCGACTGCTCAAAAAGTGAGCAACATGCCCATTTCTGGCTTCGCGGCTGGATCTGGGCATTTTTGTCGGCGTAACACCTTGTATTATCTAGCTAAAATACGGCTTGTTACGGCTTGCAACATACCCTATTATATAGGGCATGTACCGCAGCGACCCAGAAACGGCAACCACTAGCAGCCACTTGGCGATCGCTCTGCATTGCGCACAGAAATCCGGCGTATTCAAATCTGGAAACTCAACGACCGAGTATATGGGCGGACGCAAGGCGAACAGCACTTTACCAAGTGCGCGGCGAGACGACAGGTAGCAGTAAGCAAGCGCAGCAGCGGAAACGCGTCAGTCTGTAAGCAGTTGCAAGCCTCGGGTCAGACCTTACCAAGTTGCGAGCAAGGGATGCCACTAACCGTGGCGGAGCCTTGTGTTATGTGAACGACGTTGTTGCTTGCCAGTTGAGGAACACGTTGTTGCCGACGGCCGAGCCGACCATGATTGGACGCGAGACGGTGTACGAGGCAACGACAGCAAGCAACGACAGCACATAGCGGACACTTAGCGAGTGTTCCTATAAGCAGACGGTGGAACTTGATGCCTGAACAGAGGCAAGGAGTAACACTATGAGCAAGCAACTAGAACGGTATGTAGTAGAGATCGTCAGTCCGGACCAGAACTTTGAACTGGACTACAGCGATCTGGATTCAGCGGCACAGAGGTTCTATACCGAAGTCGCTAACAACTACGACGAGCCATCTTACGAGGTGGCACTGCACGACCTAGTCGCCGGGGAAACTTTGGCGGCATGGAGTTATGAACCGAACGACGCGATTGGTCTGGTTCATTACAATGTAGAAACTCCCGTCCTGGGAAACTGAGTAGTAATCTTTCGGCGCTGATCTGAGCGCCTAACTATCCGCCGTCTGCTTTTAGAAGCACTCGCTTCAAACAACGACAATGATAATGGAGTACCACCATGAAAAACGTAAACACGAAGAACACCGCAACGAACGCTATTAGCAACAGCATCCCGGCACTCACCAAGCTTCTGAAGCGCAAAGACGGCGTGTCAGTACCCGAAGCAGTAGACACCCTCGGCATCTGCAAGAAGAGCGTACGGAAGCTGCTCGTAACCTGTAAAGCGAAGGAAGGCGAGTACCTTGGATACTACGTAGTATCGTAGAAGAGTGTGCATCACTCAAGCGCATTGGAGACAGTGCGCTTTCTGAGATGTACCCACAATGATGATGATGAGGAGTACCAACATGAACCAGCAACAACAGAAACAAGAACCGAAGAAGATGGTAGAGATACCAATGTACGACGAGCCCCTCCTGGAAGCACAGCAGGACGAACGTGAACTCCGCAGCATGTACGAGCGTCAACAACGCTGGTCCAGCTACCCGGTCTAGGAGGACTACCATGCAACCGATGACAATCCAAGCGATCGCACAGATCGTATTCATAGTGTGGTTTGGAATCACACTGCTCTACCCTGTAATGACAACGACGAAGGGGAACGATGATGAGTGACCACACTTTCTGTAGATGTTTACTGAAGACAGTGCGCCAGAGCCTGACCAACGACCAGAAGAAGCGTCTCCGAGGCGCATGGTCCTGGAGGGATGGGTTTGACGCGGCTGAGTTCCAAGTTCCCAGCGATGGGTTCTACTGGTATGGCTCAGCACACTGTTCATACGACGCGAGGCAGCAGGGGATCTCTGCATGGCTCTCACGTTACTACGACGAAGATGATGACGGCAACCCGGTCGGTTCGTACCGGAAGCCAATCTAGGAGACGATGATGATTAGCATTAAACTGAAGGCGAACGAGGAGCGTCTGGTAGTGACGGCGCTCTTGCAGTACCGCAACAGACTGAACCGGGAGAAGGACTACGATGGCGTCAGCCGTCCCCGGTACAATGCCATGAGGCAGAAGATGCGTGACGCGGACAGCCTCCTGGACCGCATAGGAGAGATGTAATGGCAGACTATCCGGTCAAGGTGAAGATGCGCCGCTCCATCCTGGAAGAGCTACACGGATGCGAGTACGGCTCCTACGAGGACAACTGTAAGGAGGGAGAGCGAACAGAAGGGTACGACAAGGGTGAGCTTCATATAGTGGAGCTGATTGAACGGTCGCCGCACAAGACGGTCGTCTACCTGGAGAACGAGGCTGAGGTCACCGAGTTCTTCGTACAAGCAGTGAGTGGAACGTTCGGCCTCTACTGTCTGGGGACGTGCCTCAGGCTATGGGATGAGCTGAGCCCACTGGTGAAGCCAGAAATAGCAGCACGATATCCGCGCGGAATGTGCGGTCTTTAATCCAACGATGATGATGGAGAACGATGATGACTATTAGAACAGCGAACGATGTACATAACATCCTGTACTCGAACAGGTTCAACACCCGCGAGGGATGGCAACTGGTAGACAAGGATACCGGCGAGGAGATCAAGGTCGGTGACATACGTAACACGAGCAGAGATGAGGCAGTGGAGATCGTGTTCCTTCAGCCTCCGCACAAGGCAAGCTCACAAGGCAAGGTCTGTGTCAAGTCCGTAGAGGAAGGATGGAACGGTCAGTACTACGCGTCCGTCGTCAATGGCGTCTACAACTATGTAGGAGTGGAATCATGAGCAACGACAGGAAGGTGAGATGCGAGTGCGGATGGGAAGGCACAGAGAACGAGGTCGTGCTGAACTGTACGTTCCATGGAACACGTGAGGAGCCACCTGAGTACGAAGGCTTCTGTCCATGCTGCGGCAACCCTGCCGACGATAGCCTGGAGGACGTCCCCTTCTGCCGTACTTGTGAAGACGAGTACGTCAAGGACGAAGGAGACCAGTGTGAGGAGTGCCGTCAGGCGGCGCTGGAAGATGCGTACGACGCGCGGAAGGATGATGCGCTGACAGCGATGGGAGAACACTATGTCTAGCACTATCAAGTTCAAAGACGAGGAACGACCACTGACGCACCGCGAGGTCTATTACAAGTACATCCAGCCGCAGCAACGCGGAAGGGAGTACCGACTGGACGCCAGTGAGATCGGCAATCGTGCGGACCTGTACCGTCGCATAGACAAGGCAACGCGCGACGGCAAGGTGAGCATCAGTGTTGACCAGATGGACTGTGACTGCTCACGTTGGACGTCAGGCACTGTGATGGATGCTGTGCCGCGTCGTGCGATTGAACGGTACATTGAGTCCGACATCTATGGCGCTGCCGAGGGACCGATCTACTGGATCGGCATCGCTCAGCCCGAACACGTTGCGGAGTACACGAGCCGCGACCTTGCACTGGAAGCATTCGAAGACGGCCATGCTCATTCCGTATCTATGGAACGGTACGATGAGGACGGTCACTATTGATGATGACGAGGAGGAAGTACTGTGGCAAGAAGAAAGAAGTGCATCATCGGGCATTGCAAGAATGATGTCCGCTACCATCATCTCCAGGTCTGTGCCGCTTGTTATGGCGGACTGACCACCTGGAGAGGACGCAACAGACGTGACAAGGAATACCGACTTGAACAGATCCGGCGGCTCAACGACCGGATGGAATTCATGATCGACAACCCGCGTCACGCACCGAAGAGGATGAAACGATGACGACGTATACGATGACGATCGAAGGACTGACCCCGAAGCAACTGCTGACCATGCTGGACCATGTACCTATGGTCCCGCTCCACGTGTCGGCCAAGCACCCAGACCCCACTGGGACGCCTGTAGAGACGCCTAACGGCAGCAAGCGCATGAGCGGGGACACTGTATTGGTTCTGACTGGAAAGTCCGCTACGGACGGCACAGTGCGCGCCACGATACTTGAGGAGCATGAGAAGCTTGAGGCGAAGCATGGCATAGGGACCGTGACCCGCAAGCAACTGAGGACCCACTGCGGAAGCATGGGAATTGATAGCACCGTGATTGGACAACTGATCAAGGGTGGATTCTTAAAGACGATGGAGAAAGGATGATGACGACACAGACGCAGACAGGTGCGTACCTGAAGAAGATGGCACAGGGAGGTCACTTCAAGCAGAAGCTCGGAGAGACCGCTCTGGCGCTGACTGAATGTTATTGCAAGGCCGACGGCGGCAACCGAGCAGACCTCGGCGAGCAACTGGTGAGTCAGTTGTTCAAGGTGCTGCGCGAAGTCTATGGCTGGGATCACAACTCGTGCGTCCAGGCAGCGACACAGATGGCTGAGTCTTTTCGGCGGACGGAGTACAACGAATGAGTTCCGTGCAGGAACTGGTTGATCTGTACCGACCGAAGATTGAGGGGATGGTCCCCGACCTTGCCGATGGGCTAGATGAGAGGGAGGACGCACTGCGTGATTCGATCTACGACTACGCGTCTGACTACATCTACGACCGACACGCGGATGGAGCAACCCTGGAGACCATCCGTGCGGCAGCGAAACAGATAGCCGAGTACTTCTGCGGCGAGGAGGAAGCATGAAGATCATCAGCAGTGTAAGCTTCCGTGACTGGAAGCCTCTTCGGAACTACCATGCCGGGACGCCAATTCGTTTCCGGCTTGCCTTCCATCAAGACAACGACCGAGGTGACCTGTTCATGGTCAATGCGGTCACGTCTTGTTACCGGCCGGATCGTGGTCAGTACGAGGGGAAGATCGCAGTGACGCACCTGAAGACAGGGAAGCTGAGCTACGTCGACCCCGAGCGTGACTGCACACTGGTTGAAGCTTACGTGAAGCTTGAGGAGGAAGGATGCTAACGACAGGCGAACTGATCAAGGTGCTTGTCAAGTTGCCAGCGGACACGGAAGTCCGCATCGGCGACGTCGCTGAGCAAGACGATCTACATTGCTCGGTCGGCAAGGTACAGCACAGGAGTGAGAAGGTCATACTCATTACAGGAGGTGACCAGATATGGCGCGATGAAACTCTAGCGAGTAGCATTCACGCCGAACAACTTTGGCCGGAGGAGGAGGATAGCAGTGGAGATTAAGAAGTTCCCGTTTCAATCAGCAGAGCAGCAGTCACCTATGGACCGCATCAAAGGCAAGGTGATAATCCCTCAGGGAAGCCGCGTCGTGCATGTTGGAGCGGAGCCGCCGAACGGCGAGATGTATATGTACTGCGAGGTCAGTCCGGTAACGATGCCGGATGTGACTGTCGACATTGCTATACTGAAGGAAGGTGACGTGATCCCCACTGGATACCAGTACCGGGGATACATACTGGCGATCCCGATCCTGTTCGTTTACGAACGGAAGCCGGATGCCATTATTACATGATGATGATGAGGAGGAAGTATCATGGCAGCAAAGAAGAAAAGGTTAGTGAAGACGGCGTCGTGGTTCATCGATCAGCACTATGCTCTGAAGATGAAGCGCGATGGATTTGAAGCCAAGAAGAAGGAGGTGAATAAGGCAATCGAGAAGCTGGAGGCCGAGGCATTGCACAAGTTCGGCAAAGAAGGCATTGAAGGCGCGAAGGGTAAGAAGGCGACCGGGTTCATACAGGAGTTGGACCACATCAAGATCGCTGACCGCCGAGCGCTGGACAAGTACGTGAAGAGGACGGGTCACCTGGAGCTCTTCCAGAACCGGGTCAGCAGTGAAGCTGTCAAGGAACTCTGGGCTCAGGGTAAGAAACCGGCCGGACTGGACACGTACACGTCGGTCCACTTCCGTACGCGGAAGAGGTAGTGAAGAAGGAAGATAGGACGGTCACAGTTCCGCGCGGGATTGTGACTGTCCCTGAAGGAGACCCCGTTCGTGTTCGCTTAGAGTGGAGGACGGGACTAGTTAAGTTGAAGCTTCAACGACAAGAGGAAGATGAAGATGGCACGAAAGAAAAAGAAGGTGAGTAAGAAGAAGGTGAGCAAGAAGAAGGCGGCAGGGAAGTCGGTCGCTGTACGTAAGTCAACCCTCCCCGCTGACTGGAAGAGCCAGTTGCGCAAAGACGCGGCGGAAGAGAGCGAGCGTACTCCGGTCGGTAGTGGAAACCGCATCAGCCTCAAACGGAACGGGCAGTTCGCGTTCCAGGGTGCTGAGATCGGTGACTCGGTTGACCTCGTTATCGTGGACCACGTAGTTTCGAAGACGTACTACGAAGAAGCGTACGACGAGGACAACCCTACTCCGCCGACGTGCTTCGCTCTGAAGCCTAACTCCACGAACATCGCACCGCATGAAGACATCAAAGATGCACAGGCTGAAACGTGCGCTGAGTGTTGGGCGAATGAGTGGGCGTCGGGTCGTGGACGCGGCAAGGCATGTTCTGACAAGAACCGTCTGGCTGTACTTCACGCGGAAGACTTGGATGGTGACCTCATGTACCTGGAGGTCCCGGTCACGTCGGGTGCTGCGTTCAACAAGTACATCAAGGGACTGACGAAGGCGGCGGAGCTTCCATGCTACGCAGTGCTGACTCGTTTCGAGATGGATGATCATGCCGACTACCAGAAGCTGATCTTCACACTGGTTGAGGCTGTCCCCGAGGAAGACCTCGGCGGTCCATTCAGCAAGCGTGATGAGGCACGTGAGATGCTGATGGAGCCGTACGATACTTCGGAACGTGAAGCACCGAAGGCAAGCAAGAAGAAGAAAAAGAAGGTGGCGAAGAAGGGCAAGAAGAAAGCAGCCAAGAAGACCCGTCGCCGTTCACGCATGAGTTAAGGAGGAAGTATCATGGCAACAAAGAAGAAGAAGGTAACGAAGAAGGCAGCGTCGAAGAAGGCTCCTGCCAAGAAGAAAGCCGCAGCGAAGAAGGAACGCGCACCACGAAAGAGAAGCGAGCGCAAGAAGCTTCCGACGTATGTGCCGAACCCTGATCGCATCGAGCGGTTCATGCACACTCTGATCTCTTCAGGGTTTGCAGGTGATGAGATCGCTGACAACGGTAAGGATCGGAAGCGTCAGGCGGGATCCATCCGCCAGATGGCTGAGGTCTGCGACCGTCAACTGCGCAAGGCAGACGACGCGGCATCGTAGCAACGTTCGGGGAGGGCTCTTTACGGGGTCCTCCCCATTTTCTAGGAGCAGAGTATGGAAGTGAGAAAGAGATTCGTGTCCAACGCACTGAAGAACTGGATCTCACTCAACGAGTGCTTGAGTGGCATGAACGCCGAAGAGGTTGTCTATGCCCTTGAGCTTGAGAACGAGAGAGGGACTCCACGCAAGACTTTCTTGAAGCGATTGACGCAAAGATACAACGGCATTCGCGGCGAGGAAGTGCGCAAGGAGTTGGAATGAAGCAGCCATTCGCAGCGATAGACGCAGAGACGGGACCGATACGTTCGAGGCCAGAGTATCCGCCGAGAGCAGTAGGTTACGCGATCAAACATGGACGGACGAAGAAGTACTTGTCGTTCGGCCATCCTACGAACAACAACTGCACGAGAGCGCAAGCTATAAGAGAGGTGAAGCAAGTAGTAAGAGATCATACGCCAGTCTTCCACAACGCAGACTTCGACCTGGAGGTCATGGAGCAGGACGGCATCAAGGTGAACAAGCAGTACCACGACACGCTCCGTCTGGCGTTCCTCAACGAGCCACGAGCCATGACCCTCAGCCTGAAACCTCAGGCGGAAGAGTGGCTGAACTTACCACCAGAGGAACAGGACATGCTCAAGGCATGGATCCTGGAGAACGTACCTGAAGCGAAGCGCAGGAAGACGCGATGGGGTGAGTACATATGCAAGGCTCCCGGCGACCTGACTGGCATCTATGCGAAGGGTGACGTTCAGCGCACGTTGGATCTGTTCAAGCTCTGGGACAAGGAAGTGATCCGATACATGCCGGAAGCGTACGAGCGAGAGATGGCGCTGATACCTATCAAGCTGAACATGGAGCAGGGAGGGATCCGCGTACGACTGCCGAAGCTCAAGCGTGAGCTCAAGGCATACATCAAGGTGAAGGACAACATGGAGCGCGCTATCCAGCGCCGCCTCGGGGTGAAGGGACTGAACCCTGGAAGCGGACCGCAGCTTGCTGAAGCGCTCATAGCGAACGACCTGCTGTCCTACGTGGCACGAACGCCGACTGGCAAGGTTAGCACCCGACGGGATCTGTTGGAGCAGAACTGCACCGACTCAAAGCTCCTGGAGATGCTTGCCATCTACGGCACTTGCTCCACGTACATCGGCACGTTCCTGGAGAACTGGTTACGACTGGGAGAAGAGAATGACAGGTACGTCCAACCGAGCTTCAATACTGTACGATCTTCTGATGAGTATGGTGGTGGAAGAGGTAAGGGAGCGCGGACTGGGCGTCTATCCTCCAGTGATCCTAACTTCCAAAACGTACCGTCGTCCGTTGCTGGCTCGCCTCATTGGAGAATACTGCAGAAGCTCCAGGCTCTACTCAAAAAGCAGGGTGTCGACTTCATTGGTCTCCGGGATTACTTTGAGCCAGACGAGGGACACGTATTCCTGCGACGCGACTACAGTCAACAGGAGCTCCGTATCTTGGCTCACTTCGAGGAGGGACCCTTCCTTGGTATGTACCACGATGACCCGACCATGGATGCGCACGACGCAGTGAAGTATCTGGTGCAGAGTGACACGGGAATGAACTTCCCTCGTAAGCATATCAAGCAGACCAACTTCGGCATCGTGTACGGCATGGGGATTGCGAAACTAGCCGCTCGCCTGGAGCTAGAGAAGCAGCAAGCTCGGCTTCTGAAGAAGGCAGTGCTGAGAGCAGTACCGGGTATCCCGAAGGTGATGCGTCATCTGCGTGAACTGGCAAAGGAAGGAGAGCCGTTCTATACGTGGGGAGGGCGAGAGTACTATTGTGAGGAGCCCATCTACGTAGAGACGAGCGATGGAGGCAAGGAGAAGAGGACGTTCGAGTATAAGATGCTGAACACCTTGATTCAGGGTTCGGCGGCGGACTGTACTAAGCAGGGAATGATCAACGTCGCGGAGAACATGCAGCATGGACGGATGGTCTTACAGGTACATGATGAACTCGTTTGCAGTGTGCCGAAAGAACATGCGAAGGCAGAAATGGATCGGATGAGGGAGGCGATGGAAGATGTGGAGTTCAGGTTGCCGATGCTATCCGATGGGGAGACCGGGTCTAGGTCTTGGGCAAGAATGAAAAAGTATAAGGACAAACGATGAAGAGAGTAAGAGTTCCGAAGAGTACGAGGATACCTAACTTCTGGTCCATCTCCAGGTATAACAAGTGGAGAGGGTGCGCCTATCAGTATCTGCTGGAAAGCATACTGAAGTTCCGCGCGCCAAAGAACAGAGCGATGGATCGTGGCATTCGCATTCACAAACTGATGGAGGAGAAACTGAAAGGCAACATCACGGGGATGCCTGACGACCTCGCGGGGTTGAAGAAGGAGATCAATAACCTAGCGAAGCTCGGCGGCAACCCCGAGGAGGACTGGACGCTGACGGAAGACCTACAGCATACTCACCCCAAAGATTGGAAGGGAGCGTGGCTCCGAGCGAAGCTTGATGCTCACCACTACTTTGAGGACGAGGGAGAACTGCTGATCGTTGACCTGAAGACAGGACGCGTGAACATAGCTCAGGCGCAGATGGATCTGTACGCAGCGATGAGTCAGTTCTACTACCCTGACGCGGAGAACATCCGTGTTGAGTTATGGTTCAGCGATCACGGTGAGATTGAAGGGCAGGATTACACGCCGAAGGACAGCCGTGAACTCTGGGATCGATGGGTGAAGCGAGCGACGGATATGCTGAGTGACCGCAAGTGGGCGTCCAACCCTGGAGCAGCTTGCAAGAAGTACGGAGGCTGTCCTATGCGTAGCGACAAGAAGCTTGAAGACGGGAGGCCTGGACCATGTCACGAGTGGAAGAAACTGAAGGACAAGTAGACGAGTGGCTGGAGTGGGTTGTTGAAGAAGACTTTGTAGAGGAGATAGAGGATGAAGGATGGATCACAATCAAAGGAGACAAGATCAAGCGGGGATTCCCCGACAGATTCTGCTTCGGTCCGGGAGCGCGAACTGTCATCGTTGAGTTCAAGCGAAAGGGAGCGCGCAGAAAACGACGCGGCGAAAAACTCCAAGACCATTATCGGGGTCTGTTTGCAGCACTGGGATTCGAAGTCCACAAAATAACCGGGAAGGAGGAAGCAAATGAGCTCAGGAATAACCTTCTCACCTAGAGGACCGCAGTACGAAGGGATCCAACATATGGTGGCGAACTGCTTCGCCGGATTGTTCTGGGATCCTGGACGCGGCAAGACCATCACCACTCTTCAATCGTTTCAGATGTTGAGGGAAGAGGGACTGGCGAACAAGATGATAGTGACTGCCAGTGTAAACATCTGTGAGGATGTCTGGCCGGAGGAGATAGATAAGTTCGATGACCTGGACCTGACGTACTCAGTGATGACAGGCAACGAAGGCAGACGGCTGACAGCGTGGGACTTGGACGCCGACGTGTATATGTGCAACTATGAGAACCTCTGGTGGCTCAACGAACACTACGGCAAGCAGATGAAGAAAGAAGGGCTGGATATGTTTGTCGTGGATGAGAGCAGTAAGTTCCGCAACGGCAAGGTTCGCCGGCGACGCAAGAAGACCAAGACGAGGGGACGCGTCCTGCAGAGGAACGCATTCGCCGCAGTGTGCAAGATGCTTCCGAACTTCAGGCGGCGCTACATACTGACGGGGACACCCATCCCGAAGAGCTACCTGAACCTCTGGCCGCAGATGTACATCGTCGACCGAGGTCGTGCGCTAGGTAGCACAGTGACCGCGTTCCGCAACAACTATTTCAATCCGGCCGGATACAAGGGATACGACTGGGTCATCCGTGAAGGCGCGGAGATTGAGATCCAGGAGGCTATCGCTCCAGTCATCCACCGAGCCGAGCGTGACAACAAAGTTCCCATTGAGTTCTTTGACCTGTCAGTGAAGCTACCGTCTAAGGCGAGGGACGCCTATTGGGAACTGGAGAAGGAGTTTATAACGGAGTGGAAAGGTAAGACGCTCATCGCTGCGAATGCCGCAGTCGCGACAGGCAAGCTACGACAGGCAGCGAACGGAGCCATCTACCACGACCGTCACAAGAACTGGACCGTCATCCATGAGCGCAAGGTGGAAGCACTCGCCGAGCTATTGCGTGAGCTCCAGGGTCAGCCACTACTTATCGCCAGTGAGTTCGAGCATGACATAGATATGATGGCGAAGTACGGCTTGAAGATACCCAGATACAAGGGTACTCGCGCAGAAAAGAAGGATTTGAAAAAGGACTGGGATGAAGGTCGTCTCCCTGCTCTCGTAGGTCAGATCAGTTCGTTGAGTCACGGATTGAACTTTCAATATGGTGGCAGGAACGTGCTATATTACGGACTGACGTTTGACCTGGACGCGTACGAGCAGTTCTATCAACGCGTCTGGCGAGACGGTCAGGAGAACGGCGTCATTGCGTACCATCTGGTCGCAGAGGATACGATTGATGACGTCATGTTAGAAGTGCTGGAAGGCAGAAGCTTGACACAACGGAAGCTTCTCGCAGCACTGAAGAGGAGGTACAAACTGTGACAAAGAAGCTGAAGGCAATGATGACGCCGAAGAAGACATCAGCTAAGAAGAAGAGGAGGAGGAAGAGAGTACCGACGAAGGACCAGTGTCTCCACCGTGGAGTCAAGTTCAAGCCGGGGATAGGTGACAAGCGCGCGATGGAGTTGCTGTATGACTTCTGTAAAGTGCAAGGTCGGCCAGTCCCAGCGATCAACTTGTTCATGGAGGATCCATGCGCGGACTTCTGCATCAATATGTATGCGGAGCTCGCGTCCTGGAGTTACAAAGACTTGAACTCCTTCATTGAAGAAATCACGGGAGAGCTAGTGAAGCACACTGAACACGCTTCACTGCTCGGAACCGTGAAGTGTATATTCCACGCACTGTTCACGGACAACGAGGAGACGACGCAAGCGGCTCTTCTGCGTTACGATTCAAAGTGGAAAATGTGGCCGGGGAAAGTCCGGCTGAAACCTAGAAGAAAGAGGAAGTCAGACATGGCTAAGAAGAAAGCAGCAAAGAAGAAAGCAAGCAAGAAGGCAGCAGTCAACAAGAAAGCAACCGCGAAGAAGACACGGACGCAGAAGAAGACTGCTAAGAAAGGCGCAAAGAAGAAAGCAGTAACGCGCGAGAACGGCATCCAGGTCCATGAAGGTGCAGTCACCAAGATGCTGAAGCGTCGCAGTGGTGCGTCTGTCATGGAAGTGGTTGACAAAGTTGGTATCAGCAAGAAGTCTGTTCGCAAGCTGTTCGGTCAGCTCAAGGCGAAGAAGATGGAAGAAGCTGGCCGATACTCACTCTGAGTCTGCCGTGACCTGGACGGGGGAGTCGTGTCTTCGGATGCGCCTCCCCTTTTCTTTGGAGGAAGAATATGGACCATCAATCATTCAAGGGATGGCGTCAGAGGAGAACCATCAACGCACCTGAAGGCGGCATCGTTCGCACATATCCGCAGCATCAGATCTACCTGGAGGATGGCATCTTCAACCAGACGCGCTCCGGACCGAACTGGCAAGGCGGACTTCTTACCTTGACAACGTGCAAGCACTTTATGAGAGCAGCGAACGTCGACTGGCTTCATACGTGGCTCGCTGGATTCACGCCGAAGGTAGGATGCGGAGACAGCTATCTGCTGTATCTGGCGCGGATCGCTTACGTCTTCGACAGTAACTACGACCTCGGCAACTACCTCATGGACAATCACCCGGAGGCATGGGAGGCGAAGCTTGCGGTTGATAACCCGTTCGGCGATATCTATACGCCGCTGCACAATCTCAGTGACAAGACGAAGTACAACCCGAAGCACTATCGAACTCCATACGGTCACACCCGAATGGAACATGACAAGAAGTACAACGCTCCCAAGTGGCATCGGGATATCAAGTACGAGAAAGGTGGACGCAGACCTGCGACGTTTCTGTTTGACAACGTGCATCTGTTCAGGAAGCCTGTCTTCGTAGCAACCAGACCGCTCCATCGGAGTGGATACAAAGGACTCATCAGAGATCTAAAAGAGGGGATCAAAAGAGTATGATTGTAAACATCAGAGGAACGAGTGGAGCCGGAAAGACCACTATCATCCGCGAGCTCATGGAGAAGTATACGCATGAGGATGTGACCGACCGAAGTGGGAAGGTGCTGGCAGTCTTGATTCATTGGGCTGACCCCATCTACGTCATCGGTCGTTACGACAACGTCTGCGGTGGATGCGATACGATCAAGACGCAAGACGAGACGCGTCGACGTATCACCAAGTTCTGCAAGCAGGGTCACGTGATCTATGAGGGACTGACCATCGGCAACGGGTACGCGAAGAACCTAGCGCACCACCGTCGTATGAATCAGGCGTTCGCATTCGCGACGCTGGATACACCGTTGACAACGTGCCTCGCCAGAGTGCGGAAGCGCAGGAAGCAAGCAGGGAACACGAAGCCGTTCAACCCTGAGAACACAGAGAAGCTATTCTTCGCCAATCTGCGGTTCCTTCAGCGTCAGGTACACGACAAGGCGAACCCCGTCGTACTGGACCACAAGAACGCGGTCAAGGAGTTGACGCATCTGCTCTGGGAGAACAAGTTATGAGATCGGCAGCAGACAGGCTGAGGAAGTTCTATTGGTGGATCAATGAACGGCATCAGATCTACCTGAACAAAGAAGCTGAAGAGGAGTGGCCGTGGACCAAAGACAAGATCATGCAGGAGTACAAGTTCACCAACGTATTCCGCGAGCTTGACGCTGAGACCATTCGGTTCCATGAACGGATTGACTTGTTGGACGTGATGCCGTACGATAAGCTCTATCACATGATCCTCTATCGTGCGTTCAATCTCCAGGGGACGTATGACCTGCTGACTCGTGGGAAGGATACGCATCACGTCGCCAAGAAGATGAAGCGCATCTTGCATCGGAACGCGGACAAGGGTACTAAGATCTTCACTGGCGCATACATCATCACGAACGCTGGTCAGTCCGTACCCAAGATAGACTTGATGTCTGACGCGATGGCTGTTCACTGGCGCGGCCGGAAGCGTATCTGGGAAGCGATGCAGAAGGATGGCACGATGGAAGGATGCACGAAGATCCTATCGGCGTATCCAATGCAAGGTCCGTTCACTGCGTACGAAGTTATCTGTGACATGAGGTATCAGAAGGGGATGCTGGATAAAGCACCCGACAAGAAGAAGTGGGCGAACCTTGGACCTGGAGCAAGACGCGGCATCAACCGCATCATCAACAACGCTCCGAAGAAGAATGCGTTCAAAGGGACAGGACCATACGTTGAGTTCATGCAAGAGATACTGAAGACGTCCAGGAAGTATCTGGGCAAACACGTCCCTCCCCTGGAGATGCGTGAAGTTGAGCATTCAATGTGTGAGTTCGATAAGTGGATGCGCGTACATAAGAATGAGGGCAGACCTCGAGCAAAGTATAGGAGACAGCAATGATAGTAATAGACGCAGACAACGTGAACTCAGCCTTTCGAAAGGCGGCTCACATCATGCTGCACGATGACAACTGGCATGAGATAGCGCCACGAGAAGGGAAGGTCACGCGGGAGTACGATGAGCCGGTGACTACCATCTACCGCAAACCCTGGAGGAGAGTACTCTTCTGCGACGTGCGCGATGCGAACCCGTTCTTCCACTTGATGGAAGCCTTGTGGATGTTGGCAGGACGCGACGACTCAGCATGGATCAGCCAATTCAGTAAGAACATCGGACAGTTCGCAGAAGATGACGGTAAGTTCCATGGAGCATACGGGTTCAGGTGGCGCAGTGGCGTTGACCAGATTGAAACCGCAGCGAACCTTCTGCGACGGAAGCCTGACACGCGTCGGGCAGTGATATCAATGTGGAACCCGGCTGCTGACCTCGGCGCTGATCGACGTGACATCCCATGCAATACGCACGTCTACTTCAAGGTGCGCAATGGGAAGTTGAACATGACGGTCTGTTGCCGCAGCAACGACATCATCTGGGGATGCTACGGTGCGAACGCTGTTCACTTCAGTGTTCTCCAGGAGTACATGGCACGGAAGAGCGGGTACGACATCGGCCTCTACTATCACATCAGTGATTCGTGGCACTACTATCTTGAGAACCCGACCTGGAAGAAGTTGAACATGGGAGCAGCATACGGCGAGCAGGATTATTATGCTGGTCACGGATACACGCCGAGCCGTATTGCCTCCGCTGCCATTGTCAACGGAACGACCGACGCATGGGATGCTGACCTGGAGCGGTTCTTCAAGGACGACTGGGATGACCCTATAATGTATCAGGATCTATTCTTCGGCCGGACAGCGTACCCGATGAGGGATGCGTGGAGATGTTACAAACGAGGCGACATTGAGACTGCGCTGCATCTGTGCAAGAACATCGCGTCGCCGGACTGGGCTCTTGCCTGTACGCAGTGGATGATGAGGAGGAAGCATCGTGCAACCACATGAGAAGGAACGGCTTCAGCAGATAGCTGACGAGATCGTGCAGACGATCATAAAGAAGGACGAGGCATACGGGTCAAGCTGGAAAGACCACGGAGGCTTCAGTGCGTTCTTCAATCTGCATCGCAAGTATAGTCGCGTTGAACATGGCGCGTCGCAGTTCCAGTACGACCTATTCAAGTCAACGATTGAGCTTGAAGAAGGGAAGGACTCGCTGGAAGATCTTGTCGCCTATGCACTGCTGACGCTAGTGGAAGTGACCGAGACTGAAGGCGAAGCAACGTCGGCATATGTCGACCAATAACCTGCTCCCCTGTACGGCAGCGCCAGCGCACCCGGGACCCTGTTCCCCGGCTGTGCTGTGCGGCTGCTGTGCGTCCCTACAGGCAGCGCCACGTATACAGGCGCATCCGCCTCCGCTGGCTGCCTACGCCAGCGTCCCCCAGATCGCCGTTCGGCATCTACCGCACCCAACATCCCCGAAGTACCCGACCGACCCGTACAGAGCTCTACAGGACGCCCTAGGACTGTCTACTTTTTGAGCAGTTTTTACCACTTGGACCACTATTTAGGGGTCGCCTAGCGCATCATTCGAGTCGGAGAAGCTCCCATGTATCTTCCACGCTGACGCATCATAGGATTTCGACCTCCCATCATGGGGTTCCCTCCGCCTGGATACTTGCCGGGAGGTGGAGCCATCCGTCCGCCTGGAGGCCTCTTCTGAATCCTGCCTTGCTGCTGTTGCATCTGCTGCATCAACTGGCGAAGCGCTCCACCCTGAGGTCCACCCTGAGGTCTGCCTTGCGCTCCGGGCAACTGACCTCTCATTCCACCTTGCTGTTGCCGCATCCGCTGCAGACGTGGATCCATCCTTCCACCCGGTCCGCCGCGACCACCCATGAATCCACCGCGACGTGGACCCATCTCTGCTCTGGGAGGTGGCGCACCTCTCCATGGACTTCCCGGTCCACCTGTCGTTTGACTCAGTGGTCCCATCTGCGCTCTGTTCATTACTTGGCGAGGAACTCCCCGGTAATTAGCCGGTCCGCCGAATTGATATCCTTCCACTTTACCTCTCCTGTCTGCGTTAACGAATTCTCGTGCAACTTCTTGCGACGGACCTCCGCCTCCAGGCTTCTTCCACCCGTGAGCGACTGCCCTCATTAGTCTTGCTTGAGCCGGTGACTTACTCGGCATCTTCTTTCACCTCAAAACGATTTCGTGGATCTGTTTCTGTTAGGTCGTACGTGAACCTGACCTCACTACCATCTTCCATGAACGCCTTCCCTTCAAAGTTATCTCGGCCGAGGTACTCGCTCAGTTCAAGGTCTTCTGGGTAGAAGCCAGTGAACTCTTCAAAGTCTTCTGCCGCGTCTGCTGCCAGTTCATCCATCCCTGTACTCTGGTGGATATTACTTTCTGGACCAGCGCGACCTTCAATGCCAAAGTCTGGCAAATCAAATTCACTACCGTCTTCCCCGATCACCCTGTACTTAGCTCTCCCCGTCTTACGATTGAAATCCTGGAACAGAACTTCGTACCGACTATTCGGTAGCTGTCCCCTGACCACGTCTCCAGGCTTATACTTGAAGTTCATCGTTGCCATCACGTCCTTGTGTTCAGCTTCCTTGATGTTCAGCTTGTTCTGGAAGTCATCAAGCCACTCCTGGAACTCTGGTGACGGCGGCAGATGCTCCCGACTGGTGACGCTGATGTTCGCTGGGTCGTATGGATCATGCGGCTTGTCAACCTCACCAGCGAGGTCGCCAAGATCAGCGTCTTCAATCGCGTCGTCCAGCATCTTCTGCTCAAACACTTCAGTCGCATCAATGACGCCATCGTCACGGAGCTTTCTCAGCTTCGCCAGTTGGCTGACGTACCCTCCCTTCGCCCATTCCGTAGGCTCTTCTTCCTCTTCCGCAACATCGTACCCCATCTCCTTCAGCTCTTCCAGGAATAGCTCCTTCTCTTCAGGATGCAGATAGTACCATGCAGCGTCGCCGACTTGCGGATCGCTTATCAGATCCAGCTTGCCTTCAAGGTCTAGCTCCATCCACGTGTCTGTGGCGTATTGCTGATACTTCAGTTCCTGTTCTGTCAATTGCTCCTCTGGCGTTTCGCCTTCTCCACCGAGCAACTGGATACCCTTATTCATTGCTCCTGCGAACCCGGCTCCCATCAGGTAGTTCCCCATACTAGGGTTGATGACGGGGTTGAAGAACTCTAGTCCGGCTCTCGCGGGTAGTGTAGCGACCTTCGCTGCCTTCGCAGTCCTCGGCATCACTCTACCTGCTGCATCGAAGAGCCTCGTTGCTGCGGTCTTACCTCCAGCAGCAGGAACAGGGACCTGAGCGAGCATCATCCCCAGACCTTCTGACGCACCCTGCATGAATCCTTCAGGCATCGGTACGCCGAAGTCACCACGAACATCCTGAGAAACTTGCTCTGACCGTTCCATAGCTTCAGCAGCCCACTCCGGCGGCTCACCGAACGTATCCGGCCAGAACATTCCAGGAAGACCAGCGATGGCGATCGTGTCGTCAATGATGTTCGGCTTGATCTTCGCATTGTGCGTTCTCGCCATTTCGTTATAGTCCATCATGCTCTGTAGTGCTTCTTCTGACATGAATGGATACGGCTGCTCGAGCGGCATCGGTAGCATCAACTTCGCAGTGCCATCATCCTGCAAAGACTGGAGCATCTGTCCAGCGCCAGACGGAAGATGGGTCATCGTGTCCGTGAGCCACTGGCGAGTAGATGGGTCAATGAACGGCACTGCTCCAGCCAGAGAGCGGAAGGTGTTCTTCAAGTACTTCATCGCGGTAGACTGGTCCGCCGGTTCACCTGCTTCCCATCGCCGCCTCAGTTCAGCATCCTTCCTGTCTTCCTCCGCCTTCTCTTGCACCCTGCGAAGTTCTCCCCTCCTGTACCGTTCAGCCTCTTCCTCCAGGGTAGTCCCTTCAAGCTCCGCCTGTAGACTGCGGACTGGACCTCCCTCCTGGTACTTACGAATGAGACCACCGAGCGCAGCAGCCATGACCGGAGGACCTTCTGGCTGCTCTTCGGTCTGTGCGATTGGTACTCCAGTCTCCTTGATCAAGTCCTTCACCTCTGGGGTCAGTTCCAATGCCGGGAACGTCTTTGGTCTTTCAACATTCGGACCGAGGTCACGCAAGTATCTGTCCCACAGATCTTCCATGTCTTTCTTGATAGCCTGTTCCAGAGGCTTCGCTCGTTCTGTGAACTTTTCTGGTCCACCGTTTATATCTTGGTTCGCGTCGTCCCATAGATCTGTGACCACTTCCTCTAATTTTCTCGAGTTGCGTTGAATCCTATTTATAAGGGCTCGGCCACTGTTAGACGGAACGTCTGGGTTGTTCCGTATGGTCTGACTCATATCTTCAGCCCATGCTCCGAAGTCCGCCGCACCTTCTAACGCATCAGACTTCTGGGTTGCATCCATGTACCCGGCTTCCATGTACTCATAGACGTCGGTGGCGTTTTCAAAGTCGTGGGTCGCCATGTACTCAGGACGGATGTCAGCATCATCTATGGAGCGCAGACCACCCATCTTCACTTCTATTTCAGTGAGCGGAATCCTGTACCGATTCGCCAACTTACGGAGTTCACCGTAGTAGACCTGATCGTACATTCTTTCCATGCCTTCTGTGCGCCGACGCGAGTGACCTGCTCCACCGTACCTTTCAAGCTGGTCGCTCGCTCTGGTCAGTGCTAAGTAGTCAGCGTCTTCGTCCACTGCGCTCAGCAGTTGCTTCCGCAGTTCAAGCGCACTGTATTCCTGAGGCTTCTTGAACGGAGCGTTGCTTACTCTGGCTCTGACTCGTTCTAGGTCTTTCGCTGCCTGTTCCAGTTCTGTGTTGACGATTGCCAGAGCTTCTGCATGTTCAGCAGCCGTCCCCATCCCTTCACCGAGTTCACCACCGAGCAGGTCACTGACTTCGCCACGACGGATAGCACTCTTCTGCGCATTCAGCTCCTCCATATCATCAACGATCATTTCCAGGTTCATCTGCTGTTCAGCGTCCATGTACCCGCGACGACCTTCGTAGATGAGAGTGCCATCTTCTAGAGCTTCTGCTACTTCCTCTGGGCTGAGTTCACGAAGGACTTCCCTCTCTGTCAACAAGCCATCTGTATCTTGCGGATCCCTGTAGAGTTTATCTGCTGCCTTCTGGTGGACGTCAGCCTGTATTTCTTCAACGAGCCGCACCTTCCCGACTTCCGTATTGGGATGCGTTGAACTGCGTGAATGAGAAACTGTATCCCGAGCGAAGTGCTGCGACTCATCTACCAGTCCAGGCAGACGCGAGATGCTTTCTTCGTAAGTGCTTCCAGGCGACACGTGAGAAAGCTGCGACGTCCCCGTCCTGTTCTGTCCGTACTTGGTCGCCTCAACTTCTAACCGTCTGAGTTCCTTGAGTGGATCGCTAGAAGCCTCCGTCGCACCCTGCACCCATGCCTCAGGAATTACAGTTTCAGGACCGGCTTTGATCCGTTCTCCGGTGAGGGGATTAGTGATCTGTCTTGCAATGTTCAAGCTCATCGACGGTCGGGTCTCACCCTGAGCGCTGAGCTCCTTGATTATTTCTTCCTTCGTGTACTTCGTGTTCGGCGCTATGAACGCACCCAGACCCATGTCAGCATCGATGTCGTCAATGTTGAGCAGGTCTATCTCAGTCTGCTTGATGGGGAACTGGATTCCTTCCCGGTTGACCATACGTCCAGGCTGAAGGTACTCCATCCACGCCTGTCCAGTACCTTTCTTCATCGGAGCTTGACGAACAGCCTCAATGAGCGGAGAGAACATCCCCGGCTGAGGCGCTCCAGATTCTTGATACTCCTGGAAGAGCTTCAGTGCGGTCTTCGCTTTACCTGCTTTCGCCATTAGAATAAGGGTCCTAGACTCTTGGCTGCTTCACGTATCTCTTCGAGCTTCTCTTTGTACTCTGCTGCCGCAGCATCCACCGTCTCCGGTATACCTTCTCCCGCCTCGTACAGTGGCTGAGCCATCGCAGTCATCAGCAGTTGGAAAGCCTGATTCTTCTCGGCCGGTAGCGCTCCGGGCTGAAGAAGCAGAGCCTTGAACTTCTCAGGGTCACGCACTGCTTCACGCATCAATCGTTCTGCCTGATCCGACGTGAACTTACCTAGGAAGCCGCGCCACTTGTTCGCTCCGTATGACGCCATGACCATGGACGAACCGATGCCGCCTTCAGCTAACCGTTGACCAGACTTCGCACCGAGCAAGACTGCGCCGAGTTCCATGATGGTAGACGGTCCGTCCTCAAACAACTGAGCGACCGCTGCCTCAGGGTTCTGTTCAACGACGCGTATCTGCTTGATGATCTCATCCAGACGCGATATCTCGTCATCGTCAAAGCCGAGCGCTCTGGCAGTGCGCATGAACTTGTTCCTGTTACCCTGGAGGCGGAGGCCAGAGATCAGCTCCTCGCCGTCAGGACCGAACTGGTTCTGCGGAATAGACTTGCGGAAGAGCTCCTCCATGAACTGCGACTTCAGGTTATCAACGTCGTCTGCTGCCATGTTCTGAACCATCCGGCCGACCTGCTCCGGGTTGTTCATCAGCCGATCTATCTGCCGACCAGACTGAGCCAGTGACCTGAGGTCCATTGCTTCGCCGCGAGCGTATGCACCCTTTGAAGAAGCAGACCCACGGATGGCAGTCAGTAGACCATTCGGACTGAGGCCTCCCTCGCCGGAACGGTAGACCGCGTCCTCGAGGATCTTATAGTTGCGGTAGTGATCGTCTGCGAACTTCAATCCTTGCAGTGCTTCTTCCGGCATCTGGTCATGGAGCAGACCTGTGATGCGCTGCTCTGCGATCTCAAGCAGGTCAGCTCGCTCGTTGGAACCTGACGTCGTAGACTTGCGTTGCTTGCGTATCTCCTGCCGAACTCTGCTGCGCATTTCAAGTAGATCATCACTCCGGTAGAACCTGTCGGTCTCACCCTGTAATGCTCTGCTCTTTCCGCGAAGTCCTTCCATCTGGTTCTCAAGCCACGACTTGACCTGCTTACGAGTGCCACCTCCGGCCATCACCGCTCGGCTCTTAGATACGTTCGCCATCTGTGTATCGAGTGACGTCGTTGCATCCGTGATCAGCCTGTTCCGTATAGGATAGCCTTTCGCCACTTCGTACAGAGGCTTGAAGGAATCGTAGACCTGATCAAGCATGTCATCGGTCGTTGAAGGGCTGATCTCAGTACCGTCTGGCGCTATACGCTGCATCACAGTGTATTCCCAGTCAGCTTTTCCTTGTGGCGTTTCATACAGACCGCGAAGTTCATTCTGCGACCGACGCACTGCACCTTCAAGGTCTTCGCGCACGAGCAGATCCAATGCTGGATCATCATCGATCATACGCTGTTCCTGAGCCATCAACCTCTGTTCCCCGGTAGCTCGGGCAGGAGTTACTCCAGGCGGAGCCTCGTCAATCGCTGCTACTGCTCCAGGGATGTTCTCTGTTCGCGCTTGGACCTGAGCCGCTGCTCTTGCGCTGCCTCCAGCTTCAGTGAACGGGAAGGCATTTCGCATTCCCCATCTCCACATATTCATCAGTCCACGTGGGAGTCCAGCTACCGTCAGTGACGAAGCGACACCAGCACCGAGTCCAGCGACCTGCTGTTGAGCAGGAGATCCACCTCCCTCTTCAACCTTCCCCATCGCGTATCCAGCAGCCGCAGAACCGGCGAGCTCAGAAGCCACGAACATCTTCGGGTTCTCTACTGCCGTCTTGGTAATCTGCTGACCGAGTTGCTTCATAAGGAACGCAGCACGAGCAGCACGAGAACGAGGAATACGAGTCGGGCTATCTTCCGGTCCGCCATAGAACGCTCTGGTCTGATTGCCCATCCGCTGCTCAAAGTTCGGATCCATCGCCATCTCAATGAACGGAGCCATCATAGCCGGAGTGATCACCGCTGCCATGCCGACAGCCTCACCTGCTCTACCAGTCGGACCGACCGGCTGATCTGGCGAGTCTTCAGGCGCAGCACCTATGAACTCCATCACGTCCATGATGCTATCGCCGCTTCCGAACGCAGCATCCGTCTGGATTCCGGCCGCGTTCATAATGGCACTCGCCGCGTCCACAGGGATGCCGAACGTATTGGCAACTCCGAGCGCAGCACCGTGACCGAACTCCTCCATGGGGTCATCAAGCTGTTCCGCTCGGCGCTGAGAGTCTAAGTACAGACGCTCGCGCTCTGCTGCCTCAGCCTGTATCTGTGCGCGTACTTCGTCTTCATTCGCTGCCATTAGAAATCTACTCCTTCTACTTCATAGAACGCGTCCCAGTGAAACTTCTTCTCTGGCGGAACGAGCTTCCATTGCAGTTCAGTTCCTGTCCATCCAGGCGGAGGAGTCGCGTACTTATCCACCGTCTCGGCTTCGGACTCATCACCAATCATGGTCCCATCAGGCAGCACCCTCGTCCGCCTCTTCTGTCTTTCAACTGGTACGCGCAAGTCTCGCAGGAAGATAGCGAGGTATCGTGCGTTCTGCTTCATGTCCGCGCGTTCAGTGGGGTCAATGCCAGGATCCTGCGCGCCTTCAGCGGCATCCAGGTATCTATCCCAGAGCTCCCTGTCCAGTGCAACGAGCCGCGTCTGCATGAGCTGAGGTGTATCGATGACCGAGTCTTCTAGCGCCGCTTCTTCAATAGCCATCTCAATCAGCTTGACCGGCATCCGTGGGTTGTCAATGAGAACCCTCGCCAGATCACGTGACCGCAGCTTCAGTCCCTGTCTGCCTTCAATAGTCTTCGTTGCGACCCATGTATCAGCGCCGAACAGAGACGTGAGGTACGACGCTCCGACTCGTGCCTGAGCCCATGGACCAGTGGATACTCCAGCCATATCCCAGAGTGACGTCCCTTCATCGATGCGCTGCATAACGATGTCGTCCGCCATCTTTTCAATGTCTGTGCGGTAGTCAGACGCCGCGCTCTCTCTACTGTCACCCGGTACGTTGCTCGGTCTGCTCTGGTCATCGTCTGGGAAGTAACCCATGAACTCATCGATCTGCTCCAGTGGGATCTCAGTCACTGTGCCGCTGATCTCATTCACAAGGCGACCGACACCGAGTTCGGGGACCATCTCAATGCCGACGAAGCCATCCACCAGAGCAGCCGCATCAGCTCGGCTCCAGTTATGAAGCCTCATCAGGTCTTGTATCTTCGGTTCCCTCGTACGACCTCCACTAGAAGTACCGGCTCCGCGGATCGTCTTCAGTGCTTCCTGCGCCATCCGACCCTGCTGTTCAAACTGCATCTTCGCAATGTCAAACTCTGCCGCAGTGACTGGCGCGTTGACCTGAGCCAGCGCAAGATCTAGATCACTGAGGCTCGATGCTTGACCTGCATCAAACGCTGTCTGTCTCGCTGCGAGGGGTTGCATCTGGGCTGCTACATTCGATGCAGTCTCACCGATGCTTCCTGCCTTCGTAGTCTGCCCGAGCCCACGACCCAGAGCCAGCCACTTCTCCGCTCTGCTCGGACCTCGTAGCTCCATGATTCGTTCACGAGCCCTTTCCAATGCTCCACGAACGTCCATCTGCTGTTCACGCAGAGCTTCGAGCGCCTCTTCCTCAGGTCCTGGCATACCCATCTGATACTGCGACAAGATCTGCCGAGCATAGTCTAGGCTCTCTTCAGACGACTGCGGATTGCCGATGTTTGACAATGCCGATAGAACGTCTTGCTCGCTTGCTGCCATTAGATTTCTCCCCATCCTTCAGTTCTGTTCCAGTACTCTGGCTCTGCCACCTTCTCGTCGTAGCCAGATACGGAATCAAGCATGTCATCGTATCCTTCAACGAGCCCTCCTTCCGCATACTGAACGAGTCCGCCTTTCGCGTTGCCTTCGGGGTTCCGGAATTGATCCCAGATGCCCATCCCAGTTGAGAACAACGAACCGAGCTGACTGGCCTGAGACGGTGCATACGCCAGATGAGCCATCGGTCCGTAGGACTGTTCGGTTCTCGCTCTGTCGTACGGCAGTCCGCGGATGACACTGGACATCCAGTCGATTGTGTTCCGTGGGTAGTCGCGCTGACGAGCGAAGTCTTGGTACGCAAGATCCAGACTGCTCTGGTCCATTCCGCGCCTCGTTCTGCCGACTGCTTCCATTGCTGCTGCGTCGCCATAGCCCATCCTGGACGCCATCTCACCGAGGGCTCCCATCTGTCTCGAACCTTGAACGCCGAGTTCGCCGGCGATCCCTGCACCCTGGAGCGCTCTGGAAGCATCCGCACCGAAGATGTCTGCCGCCTGACCATATCCACCAGACAGAGCAGCGAGTTGCTGAGCGTTCAGCTCTGCACCTTGATCACGCGTCGCCCTTCCTGCGAGGTCCATCATGCGATCACTGCCGAAATGACCAGCGCGAGTGAACCCATGCTGGAGCGCTGGCATTGTGTTCTCTTCGAAGTTCCTGTTTGACAGTTCAGCCTGACGGTTCAGTACATGACCTATGAATGGGTCCATGTACCGGCCGACTTGATCTGGGAACTGTTGGGTTCCTTCACCGAGCATTCCGTACGCTTGAGACAGTCCACCACCGAGCGTCTGTCCGGCGGCATCCAGATACGGCTGATAGGCTCCAACGTTCGCTTCGGTCATATCGAACGCTTGCTCCTCCTCACCAGTGAAGTCAGCTATACGCGGACCTCCATACGGCTGATACGGTTCAGCGCCGATTGCGTTCGCACGAGCTATGAGCCCTTGAGTATAGTCAGACAGCCACTTCGGCATGTTCTCAACGGTCTGACCATAGGTCGTAACCGAGGGAGGCGGTCTTCCTTCAAATAGAAAGTCATTGACAGGCATTAGCTTGTCTCCTTAGCTTCTTTCAGTTGCTTTCTCAGGTTCCTTATGAACCTAGAATTCTTCTTGAACCCTCCAAGCTCCTCGGCGAGGTCTGTACGTTCTTTGTCAGTCAAACGTCTACCTTTCCCCTTCTCTCGCTGGCGAGCTCTTCGTTCTTTCATCCTCTTCTCTTTGACTCCAACGCTAGGACCAGTCGCTTCAGCCTCTACGTTGCGCTCCAGGGTGTCAATGATGCGCTTGACACTTCCACCCTTCGCTAGACCTGCGACGACTTCGCTTCCGCCATCCAGAGACTTGAGTTGGGCTGTGATCTCCGCGACGCGCTTCTTGTTGCCAGAACTGATGGCAGACTCCAACTTGTTAGCGAACCTCTTCAGGTCTCTAAGAGCCGTTGTACTTCCTGTCGGTTTGACTTCGCCGCCTTCCGCCATGTACTTCTCTGGGGTCTTCGCCTTATGACTGAAGCCTCCTTTCGCAAGGTTCTTTGACTTATGCTGACGGAGGTTCTTACGCATCTCCTCCAGTCTTGCTGCTCCCGCGTTAGTGCTGCCATCGCCGAGCAGTGCGACCGTCTCGCTATCAATCACGAACTCACCGTCACTGAGGACTGCTGGAATCTCATCGCTCCTGCCAGTACCGGGACCACGAACATGACCGCCGGACTGGTACTTGCGAACGAGACCGCCGAGCCTGTATGCACCGACATACCCACCTTCAGCAGCCGGATATGGACTATTCGACGGATCCCATCCAGGCGGATACATCATGTTCCCTTCTCTTGTCCAGCCACTCTGCATTCCCAACGCAGCAGCAACCATCCCAGCCATCCCGTCTATCCTTCTCGGTTGGTATGGGACCATATTGTTTCCTAATGGAACTTCGGTTGGAACGCCGAAGCCTCCAACTCCACCCAGATCACCTGTCTGTACCGGACCGACTCCGGTCATGTCGAGGACGTTGCCGCTTCCGCCTCCGCCTCCACGACCTCTGCCTCCACGACCTCCACGACCTCCACGACCTCCGCCGCCTGGACCCGGACCTGGACCTACGCCTGGAGGACCGACGTTGGCGACAGTGTTGCCACCGAAGAAGGTCGCCTCTCCCGGCTGACCACCTGATGTACGACCGTAGGAATAGTAGTCATCGATCGGCAGTGCTTCACGGTTGAATGACAGGTTCGGCAGGTCATCATAGAAGTTGCCGTAGACGTTCGGATCTATTGGAGGAGGTCCACCACCCTCTTCGCCACTTCCGCCGAATGCACTACCGAGCGCGAGCGCTCCTCCAGCCGCGAGCCACGGATTGTCTTGGACCCAGTCCATCCCTCGTTCCCACACTCCAGGCTGACTGATGTTGCCGAGTACGGTGTCCGTCGCTGGACCAGCGGGAACAGGACTCATCGGACCAGACGGAGGTGGACCGTATCCTTCGATACCGAATGGATCTTGCGCTTCCTGTGCGACTGGGCTCATGCCCTCTCCAAGCTGAACGCCTCCGCCGATGCCTGTCTCAGCCGGATTGAAGATGTCCCGACCGGCTTCAGTAATCCTCTGCTCCATCTTCTGCATCGGGTTGCCAGCGAGCGACGCCATACCTTGACCGAGCGCACCCTGAGTGAAGCCGACGCCAGTACCTTCTCCAGCTATTCCACCGAGAACTGCATCACCGGCGACCTTCGCAATGTTACCTTCCATTCCTATTGCTTCGCCGAGCTTCCCACCGACACCGGATGCAGTCAGGCCGGTCAACGCGCCAGAGATTGCACCTTCTTTCCCTCCCGATGCAGCGCCGATGCCAGTGCGAAGAAGTGTGTTACCGATGGTCGCTGCTGTCTGTCCGGTTGCTCCGAGCATCCCGCCGATGGCAGAGCCGAGACCTGGAGCAAAGATGTTCAGCGCGATCGGGGCAATGAAGCTGAAGAGAGGCGACTTAACGATCTTCTTCACTGTCTTCTTGATGCCCTTCCACAACTTGCTGAGGAACCCATACTCTGGGATCCCTGTATTCGGGTTGATGTCCGGCTCACCCCACATAGAAGTGATCGCATCATACTCTTCCGGGCTGACGTGAAGGAGCATCTCGTCATCACCTCGGCCAGCATCGCGGACGTTTTCAGCTTGCTGTTCCATGATCTGAGACAGACCGCCTTGTGCGTACCCTTGAGGACTTCCGTCACCCATATTATAGAGTCGCAGCTTCTTGCCTTGCTCGCCTTTCAGTCCGAGCTCTTCTGCCGCCATAGTGACGAGCATATTCAGTCCACCTGGAGTTTCAGCGATGGAAGCAATTTCCTTCACCATCTGCTCGCCCTTCTTCGCGGCTGCTGGACCTTCCAGTTGAACCCTTCCGCCTTTCTTGTAACCTTTCACTTCGCCACCTCTCTCAAACCCGTAAGGATTCTGTGCTCCATAACCAAATGTCCGTCCTAATCCCAGCATCGCCATCATCCGCGGATCCCACGGTTTCGGCTGCTCTATAGGCTTCGGAGCAGCCCATTCTTCGTCAGCCGCTCCTGCTCCCGCTGTGACGGCTGCTCGTCCGAGCGCTGCCGCTTGTGCTGCTGACAATGTCATTCCTCCAGCAGTTGCTCCTCCTGCTCCTGCTCCTGCTCCTGCGGCTGCTCCACCCATCGCTGGTCCGGCCAGAGCTCCGAGAGCTCCGCCAGCATACCAGGAAGCGATCGCCGCAGCTACCTGATGAGCCGATGCTGCGTTACTCGCTGCTCTCGGATCACCTCCTTGCTCGATGTAGTCCTGAAACCTCTGCTTCGTCGGTCCGCCGAGCTGATTGATGATGGGGTCATCATCTCGGTGCAGGATCTCATTCCACATCTTCGTACTAGCAGGGTCAAACGACCCGAAGAGGATGCGCTCAGGCTGATGCCTAATCTGGTCCCACATGCTTTGGAAGTTGAACTTTTCAAAGTCGTAGCCAAGACCTTTCTTGATCTTCTCTATCGTCTTCGCTTCTAGGCCGAATGGATCTTCGTAATCAAAGCCGACCTTCTTCGCCAGCTTCTTCTTCGCTTTCTTGGTGATGCCAAGAGGGTCGGTGACTTTACTAAGTAATCCCATCAGTTCAATTCCTGTGTCAAGAAGAAGAGCATAGCCCACTCTCTCCAATTATCGTAGTCATACGGGTTTGGAGTATCCTGCCCGATGTCGTCTGGATCGCCAACTAAGCTCAGCGCCCACTCCTTCCATTCTGAAGGCTTCTCTAGCTTCTCTGCCGTCCCAGTTCCAATTTCAACAAACGAGTTGAGCCTATCGGTCCACTCGATGACGTCCATGTAGTTCGGGTCAAGGATCATGATTCTACCCTGTCTCCTGCCGGTTCCATATGGGCAAGAGTCTCACCGAACTCGTAGTTGCCGCCTTGAATGTTGCTCTCAAACTTGAAGCTCATCAGTCGGCGGATCTCACGCAGCTTCACTGTCTCATCTGTCGGAGTCGCTGCCGTCTCCTGGAATGTTGCCGATGCCGCTTCAACGACTGGAGCCTTTGAGTTCACCCGACCTTTGATTGTGACCTCCATAGGTCCGGACTGAACGAAGTCTGGTTCAATTCGCGCCACCCTCATTTCAGCGTTGTTCGGCTGCTGATCATCTACCGGCATTCCGATCTCTGCCGTTTCAAAGTGTGACGGGATGGCATCAATCTGTGACTGTGCAATCTTGTCCACTCCGGTCTCGTGCTGCCAGAGTTCATACGTTGGAGACACGATCGTACCGACGTTCTCGTTGCCGACCATGAACGGCTTGTTATAGACGCGAGCATAGATGCCAGCACTCCTTCCGCCTGAAGATGGCAACGGAGCGTTCTCATCTTGAAGCGGAAGCTCTGTGTCGTACCAGTACCCTTCCTTCACATTGAATATGACCGCATGAGTGCATTCAGTAGCGTTGCCTCTCGGGTAGCACCACCAGATCTCACCGAAGCGCGGAACCTTGAACGCGAACACCTTCTGGCGATGCGAGAAGTTCAAGTTGTCAAAGAAGTAGTTGATGTTGAAGTCGTTCGGGATATCGCGCACGACACCGTTGAACATCAACCACCGATCCACTCCAGGCCAGAAGAACGTGCCGTCGTACTCAATAACTCCCTGCGAGGACAGGATACTGATATCACTGGCGAGCGTGTCAAACTGCCACACTGGAGTTCCGCCCACGAACACCGCACGAATGAGTGAGTCCAGCGACCAGAAGATACCGGCCGGACCCTGACCTGCTCCGCGCAGAGGTAGTCCCTTCACGATCTTCTGCTGAGTGATGAACGCTTCTGCGCTCAGCGTCGTGGGGTCATTGACTGCTGACCAGCCGATCTGACCACTGTTCCCGTAGAACATAAGGAACGGACCGAGCGTGACGATGCCACCACTGACGGAGTTCAGCGTCGCGTCAATCAGTACTCCAGCCGCAGTCGCTGAGCCGATGTATATATCGGTCTCTGCTGTGCTGTCGATGTTGTTCAGGTTCCTACCAGGATGCGCAACAACATCGGTCGTGAACGTCACACCATCGTAGAAGTGATCAAACTGCCACAGATGATCCAACTGAGATACGAACCCTCCTGGAGTCCTATCGTTCTGCGCACTGAGCGTTCCGCCACCTGTCACAACGTACTGAGTGACCTGACTCTCTCCACCGATGTGAAGATAGCGTAGACCGTCAGCGCTGAAGCTGGTCATGCCTCGTGCGTACTCTGGAACAGTGTCTGTCACTCGCTGGTATCCACCCATCTTTCGTGGACGTCCACGCTGGAACCGACACCACTGACCGTCGATGTAGCTATCACCTTCAAGCACCGTTCCATCACGCTTGATGCCGGGACCTGAGCGAATTTTAACTGGAAGTTCTGGCATCTTATGCGTCCGTGATGTTGTAGCAGAAGGACAGACCAGCGTTCGGACCTTTCACTCCGGATGTCGTCCAGTCATTGCCGTAGTCAGGCGGATTGGCAGCATCAGGAGCGAAGGCATCAATGGACCCGTCTGGGTTAAGTACCATCAGAGACAGAACGATGGCTGAAGCGTTATCAACAATAGACCCTTGAATCCACCGACCAGTCGTAGGTCTTAGCGCCACTGGAATACCATCACTGGTTCCGCACGAAGATGCGTTGGAGTTGCCGAGGTTAGACCCGATCTGATGGACAGAGACGAAGTTGCCAATGCGAACGTATCGATAGTTATTGACATTAGAATCTGAAAAGCCAACAGACCAGTTCAGAGTGAATGTACCTTCCTCGCAGATGGGGACCTCATTGCCGTTGTCTTGTCTGTGCATCAGCACTGGGAACGCATCATTGCGAACGTAGAATTGACTGTACCCTGCTTCGTCTCCAGCAGGAGCAGACCCCTGTTCAAAGAACTTGAGTGACGGACCATCCAGTTCAACAAAGTCAAACCCGCTGATAGACCACTGGTCTACGATGCCGACTCCGCTGAACGATACGATGGTACTGAACCCACTCCACCATCCATAGTCGTTGGCCGATGCAGTTTCAATTCGGAAGTTAGGCGTTGCGACAAGAGTATTCACAGCCCTGACGCTGCCGCCTGAAGTAGTTATCAGCTCAAGTCCAGTATATTCTAACCATCCACCGAGTCCATCAGATCGAAGAGTTGCATTGATCGTAGAACCAGCAGCAATCGGAATCGTGATGGTCTTCGTTGCTCCTACTCCGGCTGCTGTCACAGCACCACCGATGAAGTTCAGTGTGTTCGCCAGTGTTGCAAGCGGAACACCTTCTTCTTCGACTGTGATCGCAGCGATGTTGGACAGAGGAGTCTTGCGCATTGCGGCAGCATCGTCGTCATAGAATGCCATCGTGTCCGCACCTAGATCCACCGTCAGTTCAACGGTAAGGTTATCAACGTCCAGTACAAGGTCACGATCAATCGTTAGATCGCCGCCTCCACCTAGACCACTGAGAGCCTGAGTGTTGATCTGGCGAGCCGTTGAAATGCCGCCGAGGTTCGCCAGAGCCGTCGCCGCATCTGTTGCCGACGTTCCGCCCTGACCGATGGTGATCGGCGGAGTTAGTGTGCCAGTCTCAGCATCGATAACGTCCACCCCGTTACAGTAGAGGATGGATCTGTTGTTCTGAATGATCTGGATGGGCGTGACTTGAGCCGCCGTCGCGATGCGAAGTGCGAACGCTCCGGTCGTACTGTTGTCAGCCCAATACTGCTGGATCGTATTCGGAACTACGATCTTCCGGTCACCTGTCAGCAGACCGATGAATTCATAGCTGATGCGGTTCAACTGAACGCCAGACAGAATGAAGTCACCGGAGCCTGACACGTCGATCTGTACGTAGTCAAAGCCGACTGTCGTAGACTGACCGAGCCCGACAGACCAGAAGTTAGTTCCGTCAGTGATTATAAACGCCGAATCGCCCGGATTCATAATGAGCGTCGCCGCACTGTCAATCGTACCAGACGGAGGAGTGATCGTTAGAATACCGGATCCCTCGTTTCGCACTATACTGAACCAGTCTGAACCGACCGCTCCTGGGGTAGGAAGATCCAGGATGCCTACTCCGCCAGTCCAGATAGTGAACTGCGCACGATCAGCGTCGACCCATGTTATAGGAGTCGCACCTGTCAACATCGGAGTCATTCGTTGGTTGAGCGTAGCTGAGATCGCCTTGATGCCAGCACCCGCGAGCGCAGCAGCATCAGCGACAGAGACCGTCGCACCGAGTTGGAAGATCGCCCACGTTCCATCCTCTGTGCTGTTGTCCTGCAGATAGATGAACCATGCTGTTCCAGGTATCGGGCTGACAATTGAACCGCCGAGCGCATCGCGAACGGTGAAGTCCTGCGATCCGACGTTGGATACCAGAGACGTGAACCCATTAGATACCTGACGTGCATCCGAGAAGTTGATGGTCAACCCTGGAGCAGTCATGTCTGCATCGATGATGTCCGCTGCTACGTTATCTCCGGCTACTGTATTGAGCGGCCACTCTAGCGTCACGTCAACCGCAGACACGATTGAAAGGTACGTCCTCTGAGCAGGGTAGATGGAACCTCCGCCGAAGACTTCTGAATAACTCATGTTACGCCTCCTTCCTTGTTGAAGACCTATCTATGATCTTCTGTATGTCTTCGCCATTGAGCAACTGAAGGTCCCTCTCGTATGCCTGTTGCCAGAGTGGGACGCGCTGGTCGTTCTTCACGAAACGAGATGCCTGAACGAGCGCTCCGTGGAGCAATGCGTTCGGCGCATAATCTGTTGACCAATTGGTCTGGTTGACTAAATCCAGCAACGGCGGAAGTTGATAATAGAGTATCTCAAACGGATACGCAAAATCCGGCGTCGGGCTGAAGAGCCAGTTGTTATAGTCATAGTCCGCGTAGAACTGCGGTTGTATCTGAAGAGCTTCGTCCGGCCAATAGAGCCGACAGTACTCGTAAGAACGTGGGAACAACGGAGTACGAACCTCCGTCACTCCCACGCCGAAGTTGATGCTAACCGTATCTCTCCACCGATCAGGCTTCTGGTAGACGGAGACTCCAGCAGCCATGATCCCAGTGACGACGTTGATAAAGCCTTGTATCTTCAGCGCTCTTGCAAGGTCACGCTCTGCAAGGTTGATCAAGCGTGGAATCTGCTCAAACACCGTCGGGTCGACGGACGTGCCTCGCTCGAGGTACTGCTGAACGTCTTTCACTAGTGAATCAAATGTCATTGCGGTTGGCATCTTCTTACTCCTTACAGGTGAACGCCAGGATCGCCGTCTTCACCTGGACGCGGCTCATGATCGGGATCAGGCTCTGGCTCTGGTTCGAGTGGGTTGCCTCCCCGGTCCACGGGAACAAACTCAGGTTCCTCTTCTGCCTCTGCCTCTGCGAGCGCTGCCTGGAGTACAGAGTGAGCCGCATCGCTGCGATCCCTCAGAGTAGCCCATTCAGCATTCGTTGGCGCTCGACCTTCTTTAGCCATCCGTTCAACCACTTCTGCGAACTCCTTCAGTTCCGTATGCGCCTCATCTCCGCGTTCAAGCAGTTCACCAAGTAGGCCGAGCAGCTTAGATGCTTCGTCAAGTCGCACACTGGAACCTCCGCCGAGAGCGGGGTTGTTCGTGACGACGGCCAATCCGCGGATAGCGACTAGGATCAGTTGGATGATATTCATTGTTCTGCTCCCTTCACTGCGGATATAAGATTAGCGATGAGCGGCTTCGCTCGTTCAACCCAATTATTTAGATCATTCATGGATTCAATGAACTGTTCCTGCCCTTCGCCGTTCGCTTCAAACTCAACCCTGATTACTGTGAACTCCAGGGTTGCGTCTAGCAGTGCGTCTGCCACTGGCTTCGCTCGTTCATCGGCTCTGCCAATCGCGATCACTGCGCTCCTAGGGATTTCTCCGCTAGAAACAAGCTTCGCGGCTTGCTCCTCGATGATGACGAACGTGCCATAGGTAGCGAACGCTCTCTGCTCAGTCGTTTCTGCTTTTGAGATCGGATTGGACGCCGCACAAGCCTGGAGTCCAATCATGATCACCAGCAAATAGACTGCCTGAGCCGTTTGCTTCAGTCGATACTTCATTATACTGCACCTCCTCCATCTCCACTTCCAGTTACCTTATTGACCAGCCGACGAGTGGAGATCGCCTGATAGTCCTTGAGAAATGCCACTACAGCACCACCGACCATCGAAACCCACATCGCAGTTGAAAAGTCTGCGAAATTGAGTTCGGGGTTAGCAGTGAACAGCGTTACGACACTCGATCCAAACAGAATCAGCGCCGCTATTAGTGCTCCAACAAGTGTATTCGTATTCATGACCTCTCCTCATCTTCTACTGTGATCCACACTTCTTCACGCAGTATTGCTTCTGTGACTACCTTGTAAAGTCGAGTGTATGCTGAAACTGAACTTGTTACCTGACCTCGCTCAGTTATGTTTTGAACCTGACCATCGCCAACGAGGATACACCCTTCTGAATGATCATCGGTGTTCCCCGTATGGATGTAGATGAAAGTGAAGTCCGGAACATCTTGAAGCCAGAGCATCCCTCTATGAAAGTCAAACCGATCAGCGTAACGCTCATTCATGCCGCCGTCAATGCGAAGTATAACCTCGTATCGACCTGGAGGTATGCGCGTCTCACCAGGAACCTTCGGCACGTTCCACTGATCTTCCAGTGAGTAACAGGAAAATCTGCCATCAACAGAGATGAGCCCGAGTGTGGACTCATCAGCGCCGGAGAAGCGTTTCAGCTTCAGTTCCATCAGTCTACAACTCCTCTGAGTAACGCTGCCTTCGCCTCTTCCAGAGCTTCTACTTGAATCTCCAGATCAGCTAGGTACGCAGCATCCTCCGCCGTCCAATCGTCTTCCTGTCGTTGACGGAACCTCAACGCCGCGATATCCTTCTTCGTGGCGTTGATGTCCCGCTGCAAAAGAGCGACGAACGCATTATTGATCGGTTGAACTTGCGTCTGTACTGTCGCCTTGATATCTTCAGCCAAAGCTTCCACGATGAGTGGTTGCGCTATGAACCAGAAGATAGGTATGAGAGTCGCATACGTCACGATCTGATTGACGCCAATGCGAATCCCACGCTCTTTTGCTGTGCTCATCTTACTCTCCTTCGCCTCCGCCTTCGCCGTCTTCACCTGTCGGTGGAACTACGTCCTGCGGATTGCCTAATACTGCTTGACCAGTTGCCAGAGCCTGGAGTAACCCCGTCAGAAGAACGAATGTACCGTCCTGCGCCATACTCGGCGGGACGTTCACTCGTGCGTCGTCAGTGAGTAACTTCACTCCTGCTGCTGCTGCTCCCTGAACCTGCTCAGGCTGAACTTGGACTTGCTGTGGTTGCGTCTTTGCGTTCATTTTACTTCCTCTTTGATTATAAGATTAGTTTTACTTTCGATCATCATCATGGTGTCCTCTCCCCTGTAAGTGACAGAGAAGCAGTTGTAATATCAGCTCCACCTCCAGTGGGACGAATCCTCAATGTGCCTACTCCGACTTGAGTGCCGATGCCGGTTTCTGATACTCCCCATGCGTAGAATCCACCCATAGCAGATCCTAGGAGCCAAGTGTTGACAGGGTCACCCGGACCCCAATTGAAACTTCCAACAGATACGTCAAGCCGAAAATCATAATCAGCCTCATCAAGAGTGTTGTTACCATCCCAGCGACTGATGTTTGGTACATTCGAACCAGCAATGCGAACAAGATCCATGGATCCATCGAAATCGAGTTCAATTATACACCCTGCTTCCGGTTCCCCTGGAGGTAGCGCGAAGTCAGAATAGGTATAACTTCCAGCCAGGAACTGAGGTCCTCCCGCTCCTTTACTGACTGACATCTTTCTTTGCAGAATTGGCATCAGCTTAGTCCTGCTCCGCTGATTTTCCAAGTCGTAGCTCCGACCTTCTGTGCGACGGCTGCTCCTCCAGCAGCCAGAGTCCTTGTTCCTGTTGAGTTATCATCTGCGAAGATCAAGGTGTCAGTCGTGATTGCAATGCTGATGCTCACCGATCCACTGTTGTCCCACGCGAGCAGAGTGCCTATCTGGTAAGCGACTGAGCCACTTGCCGGGATGGTCATTGTCTGTGCTGCTGTAGATCCAGTAAATCCAACCGTCTTACCCTTGTCAGTAAGTATGCCGACGCGACTAGCGACTACCGAAATGATTTCAGAGATAGACGGATCAAGTAACTGGTCGATGCCAGTATCATCGGTGAAGGTCGGACGATTCGGAGCACTTGAGCGTACCCAGAATTGACCCTGATTAGCAACATTGGCTTGAGCAGAGCCGCGTTCAGCCAGATACAATCCGCTGATGTTCTCAAGAATCAAATTGCTGAAATCAGCCCTAGTGAAACTGTTAAGGTTCCACCGGGTACAGTTCGTAAAGTCGAAGTCAACAGTGTTCGCAACGTCCAGAGTTATCTGCAACAGTGGATTAGCTGGACCTTGAAGCAGGACACCGATGCTGGTAGTCGCTAGTCGGTTGAGATTGTTGTACTTCATCGTGATACCGGCATTGCGATCGAATGTCATCCAGGTATCTTCAACCGCGCCAGCAGCACTGAACTGAGTCAATGTTCCCTGCCCGGTTGCGTTGACAATCATCAGACGAATGCCGCCAGCGTTGTTCTGAGCGAGGAATCCGGTTGCTGCCGATTGTGCGGTACTGCCAGCCGTAAGAATGACGTCGTTCCACATCAAGTTGGCGCTGCCTTCAATGGTGTCAACACCAGATCCAAACGCGAGTTGATCAATGGCGATGGATCCACCAATCCCGCCTCCACCGAGGTCAGACGTTGTCAGTACTCGCTCGAGACCTGCACCTGTCGCAAGGTTATTCGCTAGGAATCCGCCAGCAGCAGCCGAAGTAGTCTCGGCTACGACTGTAGCCAACAGAGCATGTTGGAATCTGACTGCGACACCGAACTCAACCTCGATGTTCGCACTATTAAGACCACCGATGATGGTGTCAGACCCGGAGGTTCCTGCACCGTCAGTGTTGATGAACAGTGTAGAGTTGAAACTGAACGCACTTGGCTTCGTCTGAATCCTCTGACGTGACAGTTGCGTCATGCCTTGCGTACCCGACAAACTATTACCGATGTTGATCGGGACGTTAGCGTACGGAGCGCCGAGAGCTGAAGTAGATAGCGCGCTGGTCAAGTTGATAGACCCGAGAATCAGTGGGTCAGGGATGGACGCTGCCGCGAATGACAGTTGACCAAGACCGTCAGTGACGAGACCTTCACCTGCTGCACCGTCAAGGAGTGGAAGGCTATACTCGCCGAAGAAGTTGACTGCTGCACCGTCAATTCGAGTATCTATGGTTGGATCACCAAGTGTAGTCGCGTTGACGGAACTATCAAACGTATCCCACGTGAACATCACCATGTTGTAAACACTGGCTTCGTCAGTTGCGAACGTAGAAGCAGGAATCCATCTTAGCTCTGCTCCGACAGTATCCGTCGCCACGACGCCTGTGAGTTCAGTGATACGTGGGACCATGACCTTCGGTGTGCGCTCAACTGCCGCGTTCTCTACTACTGATACAGGAGGAGTATCGAACCCTGCGATGGTTGTGAATCCACCGGCATTGATGTTCGCTCTGCCGTAGACAGTACCAGAGAGCGCGTTTCCAACCCACCGATTCTGAGCGAATGCCATAATCCCCCAGTCACTAGAACTACTGGCAACGACGCTATCAGTAAGCAGGGAGAACTCAGCTCCGCTTCCTGGGTTCGTTGGACCGGCGGCGGACTGGATAGAATACTGCGCGAAGCGGTTCAGGCGAAGAGCGTAGATGCCGCTAGTGAAGATGCGAGCCGTGTTACCAGAAGCGGCAACTGCACGAGCCGCAGTCTGGAACGTAGTGGCAGCAATCCCCGTGAAGACAGCCGAGAAGACGATGCTCTTGATATCTTGCGTGTCTGCGAACTGATGCATCGCGTATTCAGTGTTGACAGAACCGTTGAACAGACCGAACTGAATTTGTCCGCCTGCTTGGGGTTGATCAACCTGGAAGGAACCGAAGAGCAGCCAGTCGCTGACGCCATCGCCGATCGTGATGGTTGGAGATAGGTTCGACCATCCTGCATCTGTCACCGTGACGAACGGAGCCGTAGTGCTGTTGAACCAATCAGTGTTCTCAACACCGAAGTCCGTGAGGTTGAATGCCATCAAGATCGCGTTGTTGACATAGTGCGTCTGACCTGCTCCAGCCGAATGCTCTAAGGTAATCTGACCGTGACTAGCAACCGAGTATTGAATCTGGTTCATGCCAGTGAACCATTGTCCCTGATCCGAAGCGACTGCACATGCAGGAGGCTCAATGTCATCCCGCATATTACTGAACGGAACGCCTGATGCCGATGCGACCGCGATGTCCGCTCCGTGTACGTTTTCACCACCTGTATTTCCTTGGTGATGCTGAGCGACAGCCATCAGAAGATACTCATCTCCTTCCGTTAGGAGTGGGAGAGTACCACCTGTGAGCGGGACTTCCGAATTACTGACCGTACTAACTTCAGCAATTACTTCAACAGTCGTGTGTTCGATGGTGACAGAAGGAGTGCCCGAAGACGCCATCTCCAAAACTCTGGTCGGAGTGGCTCCCATGTTGATGCCGAAGCCAGACGCAAATTGAAGAGCTTGTGCCGCAAGATCAAAGATCAGATTGCCAGCAGTGTCCTCCCAGTTCGCGCCGTCTACGTTGAAGAGCAGATCATACTGAGCCTGACCAGTCAGGTTGACGTCACTGAGTGATGCGAGCGATGCACTGCTAACATCCAGGCGAACCGTCGCGACTGCGTTGTACTTATAATACAGTCCACCGTCGCCCGAATCAACATAGAGCTGACCGAACCCAGACTGGTCGCCGTTCGCCGCAGCAATCTCATCGAAGTAGAGTGATGCGTTCTGCGCTATGCGTACTTGATTAGAGCCGGGGATGATTGCAAGACGAGCAGCCAACTCAGACCCGCAGAACCACATATTACCTTCATTCTCGAATTCATAAAGAGTACCGAATTGGCTGGACTCCAGCGTAAGTTCATGGTTCGCGCTGGATAAACCGTAATCGTGTCGCCATAAGAAGAAGTTGCCGCCGGTCTGATCATCCATCCGCATAGCGACGTAGTTGGTCGAGCCCGAGCCGACGCCGCCCATCCGGATCACGATACCACTCGGATCGATGCTATCAAAGTTTAGAGCAGCACCGACGCCACTACTTGCGTCTATGTGCAGTTCCTTATTCACCTCATTGTAGGTTATACTCGGCGCTTCTAGCCACGCTGACACACCGTCAGAGATGAGCATAGAGTTGAGTACCGTCGGAATCGGCAAGTTGCCAGCCGGAGGAGGCGGAGTAGTACCGTTGATCGTTATCGTACTTCCAGGTCCACCATCAACAATACTGATGTTCGTCCCAGCCGTCAAGATCCGCTCATTGGGAAGTTGCACGTTCGCCGAGAGCGTTACGAAGTCCGCATCCAGCCCTCCTATGTTGGCGCTGAGATCAGTGACCGTGATCTTCTTACTCAGCCAGACTCCGCTGACCATCTGAGAGATTTCTAAGACTTCACTCCCTACCAGTGGCAGGATAACGTCGCCTAGACCTGTAATCTTTACACTCATTCTATAACTCCCATGGAGGCGTTCCGCCGTCCAGTGCTTCTTCTATATCGCGGAACACACCTGATTCCGTCACGCGAAGTTGTCCAACCGCAGTCGCACGAATGTAGAGTAGCGAGAACGTCGGGTCCCCATCCAGTTCATTCAGTGGTCTATCCGGCCGCGTGAAGATGAGGTTGATGTCTTCTGTCGGTCTTGCAGCAAGGCGATACGGATCATAGTCATCCAGGTCTTCAAGACAGACCTTGAGGCCTGGAGCGTTCGGATCATCATACAGATCCTCGAGCTTCAGCTTTCGGCTGCACCTTGCACAGATGCCAATTCCGAAGGTTGAGGAGCCGGATGGGTCTATGAAGATGCTCACCTTGTATATACTCCTATTCGTGGCGTGATGCGCACTGGAGCGCCGTCATCCTCGCCAGCCCATACGTTAATCGACTCCTTTTCAAAGTCTGCGTCCAGTATAGGCAACCGACTGATGTCTGATTCAGCAATTTCCCTCACACACTTGCGCGCAAGATCGCAGATCACGAACTCATACCATCGTTGAGGGACTTCAATCTCCTGAACCATCGTACCGATGTCCTGGATCTGCCTTTTGACGTAGAGAATGTACTGAAAGAACGTAAATTCAGTGTCTGGGAGCGGCCAGACAGTCAGAATGCTCTGCCCACTCGGCGTCGTTCCCTGTTTATCGTACCAATACTCCGTCGGACGGCTCAAGAACGTCTTATCAGGGAGGTTCGAGTAGCTATCCAACGCAATTTTCGGCATTGGAATCTCATTGGCAGTGTTTCCGAGGTAGAATTCCGCTATATTGAGGATCGTAGTGCCGTTCGCCTGGAGCCTAATGAACCTCCAGGGGACTTGCTCCTCCAAATCGAGCCAGAACCAGTCACCTGGAATCGCATCGAGCTCCGCGTTCGCATAGAGATCAGTGTAAGTGATGCCATCCTGCGACCCTTGTATGGTGATATCCCACACTTCGGCCACTGCGTTCGTGAAGAAGATGCCATAGTTGTCGATCTGTGCCTGATTCCCGTCACCGTAGTCAGTCTGCACCCATCCAGCCGGGATAGTCTGCACGAGGGACGTCGCCAGATCGGTATCAAACGCATTCGCGGGAATACCTTCACTCGCTGTGTCAGTCTGACCGAGTACCCTGTTCAAATCACGGATGTTCATGGTCATCATATCGACTGTTCCTACCGGCAACGGCACTGACCGTTGACCCCGATAGATGGGCAAGATGACCTTCTCAATGACGAATAGCGGGATGCCGTAAGACGCGAGCGCAGACAGGTTCAGGAACAACAGATCCAGAGCCGTGTCTATGTGCTCACTCGTGATTATCTGAGGCGGAACTTTGCAACGACGGAGGGCATGGTCGATCACCTTCCTCGTCTCAAAGACCGTCTGTCCTACTGTTCCTGAAGTTGCCATTTATTTCTTCCCGCGTTTCACTGCTTTACCGGCTCGCTTGCCGCCTTTCTTCATTGCCTTTCCGCCCTTCTTGTATCCTGGGCGAACCTTCGGCCGACCTCCAGCTTCCTTCTCCTGCTGACTGTCACCGTCCGGCTTCGCTGGCATGTTGCCAGTATCCTTGACCTTCACTCGGCCACCTTTCTTGAACCCCATCGCTTCGCCGTGGGATGCTACTCCCGTTCCACACTGCGCGCCTTGTTTGAAACCCTTCATTGTCTTCTCCTAGAGTGAATCTGGATCACCTGTGATATCTCTAATTTCTGATCGTACTTGCTCCTTCCGCGCACGTAGAAGATCCTTTCCTATGCGCAATGTATCTTTCACGAGGCGACCTACTACGTCATTCGGTTGTGCTGCGATAAGTACATTCATCTCGTCAATCGCTGCGTCGATGTTGTCGCGCTCTTCACGCAAGTCCATCAGAGTTATATCTTCCTGAACTTGTGGAGTGGTCGTCAGCAAGTTGATTGCCGATGCCATCGCAGTGAACACTTCCATCGCTAACAGTTTTCCGTCACTGATTATCTTGTTTCGAAAACTGGCGAAGGTCGCGTTGTTGGTAAGCTCTATCCGATTGTACTCATCCACGAGTTCCGTGACCCACGCATCCGCATCAGCAATGCTGAGAGGGGACACGGCTGCTCGTATAGCAGACTCGAAGCCGTTCTTGCTGAGGGTGTTGTCTGCGATCACCGCATCAACTCCCGCTTCATACGCATCATTCAATGTTGTCATAGTGCCACCGCGAGGTCTGTGTTGATTTGTCCAATCCAAATTGCAAAGTTTGTCGAAGCAGGGTCAATCGCTCCTGCTGTCGGGTTCACCATCACAAACCGGATTGAGTCTGCTGTCACCACGTTCGCTTGAAGAATCATATCATCAAACGAAGAGGCGTCTGTAAGTGGAAGAAGTTGCACGATTGAACCGAGTGGCGCTGCTCCAGCACTCAGAGCCTGATTGATGGTCTGAGATGATTGCGAACCAACGCTCGGGAAGTCCAGCGTAACAGTGTAGACCTGAATGTTCCGAAAGAGTGTGTCAAGCCTGATCATGCTCCAGTCCCCTCTAACATTCTCCAACGAGCAGTTCCAGTGTCATCGTACCATAGCCAGACGCACTCGTTAGGTCCGAGGACATAAGCTACACCAGTCGATGTGATGATGCGATTCGCTGCGAGGCTCAGTACATCCTGGTTCGTAATTGAGATATTGAATGCGCCTGTATTATACAGACAGATACGATCACCTCCTTGAGCAAAGCCGAACGATGAATCAATGCCGGTCACGTTCACTGCTAGACTAGCTGACAAGAGGTTCATTGTTCGACCAGCGTTGTTCGGTCCTAACTGAAGGTCGTTCTGGTTAGCACCGAAGATGGCTTCGGTCTGGCTACCATTGTTCATCGCTCCGTCAATGCGAGCGCGACCTAGTACTCTGAGCGCCTGAACGCGAGTAGCGCCGAAGGACGGCATTGCCTGTACGAACAGATTACTCATGTCCTGGATCGTGCCACCGTTCAGTAGGACCGCTGGCGAGTTGATCTTGAACGCTTGCAAGTCAGAGACAGCTTGACCGTTGACGTCTATGCTGCCGCTTGCAGTCCACAGGACGTCTGAGTATTCGCCACCGATTTGAACCTGTCGTAAGTTGGGAGCAGCGAAGATGACGAACCAGTTATTCGAGTTCGGGACCGGGTCTATAACGCCGAACGAGATCGCGTTGACGTTGAAGCCGAGGCCAATGTCCTGCGTTCCAAGGTTACTCTGTTGGAAGGTCCAAGTGTCTGTAGCTGCGGGTCGTAGGAACAGCGGGTTGTTACCCATGTTTCCGATGGTTGACCAGATCATTGCAGCTTGTGATGTGAACCAACCATTCCAGACATCAGCTATGGGAATCGAGCCACCATACTTGATGTAAGTATTGTCATCGAAATGAATGTCACCTGCCGCGAAGTCAGACTCTGCTGTACTATTGTTCAGCAAGAAGAAGTTGGATGCGTTAGCGACCAGCGCTGACCGAACAACAGCTCGAACACCCGTGACAGCGATGTTGATGTTGTTCATGTCGAGGCCGATGTAATTCGCAGCGCGCTCAGTACCGAGAGACTGTCCGAAGAGAGCCTGTGCAGGATTGAGCATGTGAACGCCACGGATGGTTCCGAAGTCAGCGATCGCAGTTGCGTTGTTCGTGTTCCACAGAGGACCGACTGAAAGACCAGTGACATTGCTGATCGTCAGGTTGTCGCCAGCATTCCGTACCCGGATAATCGGGGCGAAACTCAACGCCCGATAGTTCGTGACCGTTATGGCTCCCGCACCTTGTATATCATACGCGCACTGCGCAGCATACACGAAGGTCTGAGCCGGAGCGATGCCAGGAGTGAGCGATCTGTAAGTCTGACGAGCAAAGAATAGAGTCGTAACTGAGAAGCCTGGATTCACAGTCCATGTAAGAATGGAGTTGTCATCCAATGCCGACATGATGAACAGAGCATTATTGACAGTGATGGTGTTCGCTAAGAAGATGCTCGCTGATACCAGACCACCGGATGCTGGAATGGTATTCGCAAATCGAATGCCACCTGCTGTGATGGCGTCAGTCGTCCAATCCCAATCAATGTCCACGCCACCATGAATTTCAACACGTCCACGGTTAGCAGCCTGAGATCCTTGAAGGGGAAGTATTCCACCTGCTGCGGTACTTCCATATACAAACTGATCAGAACCCAGGAGCAGAGCTAGAAGCGCGATGTTAGAGCCATCAGGAACCGTGGAGAACGCTATCTCAGCAGGAGACGATGTCGCGCTGATAGTTCCCGTAGGAGCCATACGAACATCCATCACCGCGCCGAAGTCGTAGCCAGAAGCGCCAGTCCATGCCGTGAAGATGATCGACCCGATAGTCTGACCAAGAGTGACCGCAGTGTGAGCCGCAGTATTGTCGTTGGACAGAGCGAACGTCATGATCGGTGGCGCTACTGTCGAATGTCTGTGAAGGATCAACGTGGCGTCAAGAACACCACCGATGTCATTGACCTTCATGTGAGCATTGTAGTTCGCACCATTGACAAGGATGCCGCCTTGCTCAGTACCAGGATTACCAAACCCGACGTTCTGAGTAAGCATCATCGGAACTGTAAGGTCACCCATGACGACAGTATCAACATCGAAGTTGGAGCCGTCATCTTGATAGAGAGTGTTGGCTGCTACTGCACCGGGATTGACCGCTTGAGATACGAACTCGAGCCAGTCGGTTGAAGCTGGTCCACCTCCACCAGGAATGGTGATGGTCTTCGTTGTTCCTGCGCCAGCCGCAGTGACACCCGCTCCGACGAAGTTGAGGGTGTCCGCCGGTACACCGACGACACCACCCTCATCTTCAACGATGATGGTGCTTCCGCCTCCACCTCCGCCTGGAGCCCAGTCATAATCGTAGTTATCCGCGGAGAGCTTTGTCAGAACCTCGCCAAGAGCCCCATCATCTGGGATCTGGATCGCTACAATCCCTGAGAAGCCTAGACCTGATTGAGCAGCCATAGACTATCCCAGTGCTTTCTGGATCAGCTCACGTACTTCCGCGAGCTCTACCTTCTCTCCTTCAAGCTCCTGCGCTCGCGTATCGAGTGCATCAGCTTTCTGCTGGAGTGTTACTTCCCGATGGTCTTGCTCACTCTTCCGAGCTTCAACCACTTCCCGTTCACGAACAGCCGCACTGTGTTCCGTCTTGGCTCCACTACTGATCGCGTCCGCTTGCTCGACCACCTTCTTAGCGTCCTCCACTGCTTCCGCAGCTTCAGCCTGAGCTTTCGAGATGATCTGCGCTGCATCGTCACGAGCTTGTGACATGAGCGCTTCCGCGTCGGCCTTCGCACCGTTATAGTTGTCTTCTGCCAACTCCTTCAGTCCGTCGATCTCTCCGCGTATTTTCATGATCTCACTGGCAGGACCAGCGAGGGTTATCTGCTCTCGCGCAGCATCCTCCGCAGCTTTCAGCGAATCTATCTTCGACTGAAGCCTTACAGGATCTGCGAGCAGTTCCAAGGCAGCGAATGAAGAGCTACCAGTGTTTCCGGCTATGCCGCTTCCAGCGCCGCTCATGATACTGCTCCTGCTTGGATGAGATTGAGAATGGCCGACCCTGCTCCTGCCGTCTGGTTCAGTCTGACACCAGTCGGAGGAAACGCATAGTTACCATCTGCATCGGCAGAAAGTGCTGCGAGGGTCGGATGAGGGAACCAAGTCGCCGTCGCCGGATTGAACGTCTCCGCGAATACATCATCGAACGTATGTTCAACGGTGTACGTCGCAGGAGCCGTGATGTCAACACCGAGCCCGATGTCTGTCGGGTTCAGGTATTGATCAATCGGGATCACTGGCGAAACACTGACTCCTGATGTTGATACTCTTACTGGTCTCATGACGCTTCTCCTTTAGTGGGGTCCTTATCGGCCACCACCGAAGGCGAGAGAGTCAACGTCGAACGTAGTTGCTCCACCAGCACCCTCAACCATCGTGAGAGTAGCGTTAAGACCGACCGCCGGAATGTTCGCGACCGCCGGAATGAATGAACCGCCTCCTCCTGGGAACTGAGCCGAAGCTACGATGCCATCCCAGTACAAAGCGACGTCGATGAAGCCAGTAGGACCAGCGACCATCGTGCCGACAAGCTGAGATTCCTGTGCTGCACCGTTGTTCTCGATGATCAGGTTGACGTCACCAGACGCTGCCGCTGAGAACAGGTAGAGGCCATCCGCCGGAGCGAGAGCCGAACCTCCAGGCACGAAGCCGAGAAGGAATGCGTTGGCGACCGGGTCAGCAATGGCAAGTCTCGCCGCCATAAACGATGCGATACCGGCTGATACCAGGACACCGTCGACATGAGTCGTTGCGGCATTCGCTTCGAGCGCACTGCCCTGAGCCGCAACGCCTGGAGTCGTGAACCGTACGACGCCGGAAGCAGCAGCCAGAACTGAAGCTACGGCAGCGCCAGTGATGGCGACGTTCGTGTAGTGATCAAGGTAATTCTCGCCACCACTGAAGTCTTCAACCGCGAGCGACTGAAGGTTAGGTAGTGGGTTCGAAACACCGTTGAGGATGTTGTTGTCTTCAACGGTCCCGAGTCCACCGGGGAACTGTGTTACTGAAATGTTCAAAGGCATGTTGTTCTCCTAGTTGAAGGATCGCTGTCCTTCAGTTAAAAGTAGAGGAGGGAGTCGCTGCTCCCTCCTCCGTCTTGCCGGTCTTAGAGACCCGGTGTACCGTAGACACCACGAGGATCCGTCCAACCCGGGATGTAGCGCTCAGTCGACTTGTAACGCATGGAGTCAGTTTCGAAGTCGCCTTCCATTGACTTCTCCATCTTGCGACGTGTGAGCAACTGCAAACCACGCGGAGCATCCGTACCGACCCACCATGCAGTCGTCGAGGTGATGCGGGAAAGACTTGCTTGCCCGTCGCTCAACAGACCCATGGACTTGATCGGGTTGATGTCGTTGTTGGCAGTACCGGCTCGAAGTACGCTCTTCAGCAGTACCTCCGCCTGGAAGATCTGCGATGGACCTGCAACAATCTTCTTCGGCGTGAGACGGATACGCTTGCCGTTGTTATCGACTGCGTTGCGGATCTGAATCAGCATCTGCTCAAGTGACGTCTGCGAAAGAGCAGCAGCAGTCGTGAGCAAATTGCTGAACGTACCGTTAGCAATCGGATGAGCAGCGTTGTTGAGAGACACACCGTCACCTCCAGGGAACGCACCATTAAAGGCACGATTGAAGATGTTGGCGCAAAGCGTCTCTTTCGTTTCGATCATGGACTGAGCGAGATGCTCAGCGTAGATCGTGCCGATCTTGATATGATCGCCGTCCTCTACCAAGACTTTCGTCAGGGCGAAGGCGAGACCGTATACGCGATAGACGTAACGCTGAATGAAGAGTACTCCACCGGACTGGTACGTGACCGGGAGGCCATCAGGCAACTCCGGCGCAGCACCGAATCCATAGAGGACCGGCTCTTCATGGTAAGACCGAGCGATGCCAGGACGTTCGTTGAAACATCCCTTCCATTCGTCAGCACGTTGGTTGTAGATCCCATCGAAAACTTCGTTAAGGATAGGCTCTACGACGGACCGAAAGTCCGTTGACCTCATTGGGACAGCCATAACTTATCCTCCTTAGATTGCGACGCGATCAGCGACGAACTGATGCTCAGAGATTTGAACGAGAACAACTGGGAACGGATCGCCCCACTCATTATCGGGACCGGGGTTCAACCCGACCACTCTCAGACCAGCGTTGCCGCCAGGACCAGCCGCGGAAGCGACGTTGAGTGCGACACTCGACAGCCCAGTCGTCGCGTTGCCTGTGATTGCGGTCCAGTCGAACTGATCACCGATGGCAGCAGCCGTCAGTGTTGCGTTCGCTTGAATCTCATAGACAACGGTATCCTGTGCCGCGATGTAGTACGCGCGAATGTTCGTTGCGAGGGTGTTTGCTACCCACCTGTTAGCGACTCGAAAACGGCTTTCAAGATCGTCATACTCGACGCCTTGGAAAGTACCGATGGCACGAGCGCCAGGAGCAGGGAGTACCAAGTTACCGTTCGTATCGAGCGCGACAGGACTGTTTTGAAAGATATCAAACGCAGCACCTGAAGCGATCCCCACGAGCGGACCCGGACGTATACACCCAGAGGGCGAATACGAAGGTCGCAGTCCGAACGGAGCAGCTAATTGTGACATGAAAAACTCCTATCAGAAATACTCATTCCTAGTATTCCTGGTTCTCCACTTCACCGAGGTTCTCGGCGAAAGAGCCAGGATCTAGGTCCTGTCCCAGTTCAGCCATGCCTTCCTCTAGCTCAAACTTAATCCCGCGAGCTCCACTCTTCGCTGCCGCTGCCGCTTCCTCTCGGATAACGTCAATGACAGAGCTGAGCTTCTGTTCTTCGTACAGAGGTTGAGTGTGATGCGCTTCACGCATATAGGCTTCGTAGAGATGCATCGGAAGCTTGAATGCGATCATCTCGTTCACCCCGATACATCCAACGTACTCGCCGCCTTTCATAGTCGCATGTTCCCACCCGGGAATGTCATCCGATTTGATTGGCGAGTAACCTAGACGCACTCGACCTGCTATAGAATCTCTGGGATTCGTAGTTGTGAGCCAGCAGACATGATACCCTTCGATTGGTGGTAAGTCGGGTAATACTGACTGGAAAAATGATTTGCGAAACTCGTCCAACCGCTCGTCGTCTGACAGCACTCGCTCTTGATTGGCAGACATACGATTACTGTCCGCCCTATTCTTCCGTGCTTTACTCGGAGCTTTCTTCCGTCTCGCGCTCGTCTTACCTACTTTCTTGTCAACCATTGTTACACCCTCTCATTCAGTGAGTTGCTACGCATTTTCGTTTGCGTGTTCGCGGTCCCAATCTGCGTATCTCTTCAGGTAGTTCTTACGCAGTACCGGATCATCCCACACTCCTGCCTCTTCCATCGCCTCGCGGCGCTCGCGGCTAATGTGGACCTCATTACTCTTCAGAGGACGCTCTCTTCCACCGACGCGGAACTTAGGTCCTCTTGCAGTTCGCTGACTTCCTCTATCATCACCACGATCATCATCATGGTCATCGCCAGCACCATTCCCTCTTCCACCCTTCTGGGCTAGATGAGGCAGACGACGCGCAACGCGATTGTCCAACTCATCATAGTACTCAGGTGTCCGCGGATCCCAGCCGTCTCGGACCATCATATCGTCAATAGCTCCAACGATTGCAGAGTCCTCATCACGACGACCGAAGTCAAACCAGTTGTTTCGCTCGTGCCATGTACGCACATGCTCAACGAGAACGGGGTCAGGACCTTGCTGCTCTGGTGGAGCTGAGCCGCCTTGTTCCTTGTATGCTCGCAGTCCATCACGCTGTTCCTTCAAGGAATCACGGATGCGCTGAGCTTCTGCTGCATCATCTCCCTCTCCGGCGCTGATAGCCTTCGCGTAGACATCGTCCGCGCTTCGTATCGCGTTGTCCAACTGGTTGATGCGCCCGTCAATCTGTGATGTTTCATTGGCAGTCACCCGCCGATTGAGGTCGGAGTAATTCTTCTCAAGCTGTTCGTTGCGAGTACGAAGGAAGCCTAGCTCGCGCTGATCACGATCCCTTGCATCCTTCTGCCGTTGACGACGCGTCTTGCGCTCTGTCTTACGAGCTTCAGTACGGTCATCGTCAACCTGCTCACCACCACCAACTCGAGTGTCGTCACCACCCGCTCCATCATCACCGTCATCCAGTGCATCCAGGTTCTCATCGTCGTCTGTAGGCGAAGCAACTTGCTGTTCGCCCTCTTCGACTCCATCGCCGACCATGACCAGGTCGTCGTCTTTTTCTTCTGTTGACATTTTCTAGACTCCTTCAGTCTACTGTTACTTCAAAAAGGCAACCATGTCCAACGGGTCGCCGGTAATTTCACCATTCAATTCCATGTCGTTGAAGAGAACGAATAGTGCTGCGTCTTGCGAGTTGGGAACCGGAACTTCCCAGCGATCGCCGCCATACTTAGGGCATCGCACGAAAGCTCCGGGTTTGACCCACTCGCCCTCCGGCCAGAGTTCAAGGGTATCTCGATCGCGATACGCGACTGGTCCTAGCGAGATGACTTTAGATATCTGAGTGTTCCACATCTCAGTATCACGGGATTCTTCTGGAACGATAATCCCGCCTCGTGTCACTTTCATCGGTGTTCGGATTTGTACCAGTATCCGACTCCCGAACGGCTTGAGGCCTGGATCAACCTCTGGAAAGGCTTGATCGATAGATTCATACGCAAGGCTTGGAGCCTTCGTACGCTGTTCTGCACCAGCATCAGCCAGCGAAAGTTTACTTGTCTGCGTCATTTGCTACTTCCTCAATCACGTTGTTCAACAACTGCTCGGCGAGTAACAGACCTTGATACTGCCCCGATACTTGTCCGTATCCAAACGCAGTCTTCTCGTTCGGTTGTCGGAGTGAAGCATCGGCATACTCGGTCTGCATATCCTTGAGCTTTCTCAGGTAGAGTTCTAGTTCAATCTGCATCCTACACCTTTATACGCGCGAGGGCAATCAGCCTTTTCGCTGCGATCCGTGTGATCCGTACGACCCACTCTTCTTCATGGATCCACCGGAATGAGATGGCTTTTTCGCGCTTGACTGCGCAGCTTTGCCAGACGCTTTCTGGCCGAGCTTGCCTGTCGTGGCGAGGTTATAGTGCTGTCTGACATAACTCATTTTCTTCTCCTAATTGCCTTCAAAAATACTGACTTGATTCGATGACCTAGTAGTGCCGAGGGAGTGATGTTTGATCCTCAAGGATTTATACCCGTTCCGGTCTCTAGATTCGTTTCGTTGCCAGCTTCCAATTCCGCTGCCGTTATCTGAAGCGCCGTCAGGTTGTCCTGAGTGTTTCTGCGCTCGTCTGATGCCAACTTGGTAGCGATGCGTTCGTCTTCGGCGCGCTCTGTAAGCATAAGCTCTTCGAGCCGAGCAGCCCTCTTCTGAGCTTGCATTGCTTCCTCTTGCGCTGCCGACACTGCTTGCTCTCGCTCGTCCGCGGAAAGTTTGGAGAACTCAATCTCCTTCTTGCCAGCCAGTTCTTCTCTTCTGGTGGCATCCTTCATCTTGTCGTCTTCAGTCCGACGCTGGATCTCTGCCATCTGGTTCGGATCCACCGGCATCTCCGGAGCCTTCTGCTGGAACTGCTGCATCGCCTGGATAGTCTGTTGTATGATCTCCGGAAGCGAAGAGAGTACCTCACTACTTCGCTCCATGACCATCGGACTACCTGCTGCGAGTACCCTGTCCAGTTCCTTGCGTGTCTCTGGGTCTTGGTCCTGCATGATCTCTGCCATACCTTGATCATCCGACTCCGTTGCTTCCATGAGCAGTTCGTAGTTCGTGTTCACGTACCAGAGAACCATATGTTCTTTCAGATGCTCAATCATAGGTGGCATCAGCATCGGTGCGATCGCCATGTTCTGCCCGAACTCCTTACTGAGCAGGAAGTCCAAGTGAACCTGGAGATGAGCTAGATGTTCTTGCTCAGGGAACGCAGTGACCGGACGCCTGAGCGCCATCTGTGCGTTCTCATTGACTGCGTTCGCGTTCTCCGGCTTGTCTTCCGGTATCAGTAGCTCCTCAGCGTTCGGTATCTTGCTGCGCTCGAGCAGCCTCTTCTCCACGATCCTCTGGTTGTAGAGTTGCGGGAACGCGGCTGCTCTGTCTGCAACGATCTGAAGCTGCGCGAGGCGCTGCACATCACTGAAGACTTGTGGGTCAGCAGTAGGCACGACGTCCATCGGACCTTCAAAGTCAGATCGGTACGCAAGGAACTCGCCGAGCTCATCAGCAACCTCTTCGTCCGTCAGGTACATCTTGTTGATGCGGTACAGAATCTCAATGACCATAGTCATCGAGTGGTACGTGCGCAGATGGATGGCGCTCATCACCTGCATTCCCTCTTCAATCATGGCGAGGGTCGTACCGACTGGCATGTTCGGGTTCGCGTCGCTCAGTTGCTCGAACGTCGTACGAACCACTCCGCGTCCTGCGTCAACGCAGAAGCCGAGCAGTTGGAACAGCACAGGAGACGGAGGATTGAACGGCAACGGCATGAGCAGCTTCCGGATGTCATCGCCGGCGACACCACCATCTATCTCTGCGATCTGCGTCGCCTGGATCTCCGTCTTCGTTTGACCCATGAAGTTCGCACCCTTCAGCCTGATGGCCGTCGGTATGTTGTTCACATGAGCGCTGTCTAAAAGGGCTCGGAGCGCTCCGGTCGCTGCACCCGACAAGGAGCCGATCATCTGACCGAGACCAATGGAGTACGCTCCGCGCCAAGGAATGAAGCCGAACTCAACCATCCATTGCATCCGCTCCTGGTACTCGTCTTCCTCTTCCCAGTTGCGTACGATGGATACGATCTTGTCGGTCGGCTGATCGATGCTAATAAGATACGGTGACATCCCGTCATCTTCCAGGTCGGTGTTGACGCTCACCTCATATACTATGCGCGTCCCGTCCTCGTTGTAGAAGTCGTTGTCGCTCTTCCCTTCTACCTTGTTCGTTGCCTTCTGCGCCTCGCTCTCTTCTGGCATCTGCGAGTTGACGAGCGGAGTGATGTCGCGGTACATGCCATCCTTCACGCGACCTTCAAACTCTTCCTTCGTGATTGGCTCCGCGTATGTCTGTCGTTGAGCCGTGTAGAAGTTGCTCGCGCTATACGGTATATAGACTTGATCCTGCGGCACGTACATTGGAACAGGACGTGTCTTACGCTTTGACCAGTCCGGTGTCAGACGGATGTACTGACTACCCGATAGGGCGAGCTGAGGTAAGAGTTGCTCAAGCTCAGGACGGAACTCCTTCATCTGCTTGAGGAACTGCCAATTCATATAGTTCTTGACGCGGTCAGCCTTCTGGAACCTGTCAGGCGTTATGTTCTCGCCGGGTATGTAGCTCTTCACCGGACCGTTCGGAGGCATGAGCTCCTTGATAGCGCGAGCGGAATAGTCCACCGAAGACTCGGTGAGCATCGGATGAACTGCTCTGCTCGCACCTGTAAACTCTGCGCCACCTGGAGCTTCCTTACCGAGTCCAGTGCGCTTGATGGCTTCGGCGTACTCTTTGTCTCTGCGGTCCCGAGCCTTCTTGTCGCGCTCGATACTCTCTTTCAGGTTCGTTGCGAGCTTCGTCAGTTGCTCTTCCGGGAACTGCTCAACGATGTTATCGTAGAACTCGTAGACCTGTTCAGTCTCTTCTTCCTCGGCGATCTGCACGATGGCTCCGCCGTCATCAGTATCCGTGACGTCCTGCGGTTGTGCATCGAACTCCATTACTTCTTCAGGCGTTGCCATGTACTAGTCCTCCACGAGCCTTGTATGGTGGTTTATATTCGTATCTCTCAATGAGCAGTTTCAGTGCCTTCTCGTCTGGTCCACGAGTGGAATGCTCGTAGATAACTTCTGGTTCGTATCGCTCCAGGGTCTTCAGCTTGCTGCTCGGTAGCAGTAGCTCTGACTCGTCACCGAACGGAGGGATCTCACCCGTGAGCTTCTGGTAGAACTCGTCGTCGGGCATAGCTAGGAACGGTGAACGCTCAGGCACTTCAATCTCGCCGAGCAGACCCTGCTTCCCTTCAGGTATTCCAGCCCATCCTTCGCCGTATGTCGTAGCTTGTTCAACGTCGGAGCTCGTCACGATCGGATAGCCTTCATCCGGAACCATGTAGTCTTCTCCGGTCCCTCTGAACGTAGTGAACGGTTCGTCAGCTCGTGGCGCTCCGCGTATGATCTCATCCATCTGCGAACCGAGTGCGGGAGTGCCGTACTTCGCACCCTTGTATCCGAAGTCCATGCTCTGGTACGGACCCTCCAGATGCTGCTTGATCACTTCAAGCTCTTCGGGGTTCAGGTCACCGACGTACTCCTGCTGAAGTTGCCGCAGACGCCGGAGCATCGCTGACTGTCGCTGAGCGCCAGAGCGTACGAAGCGAGCGAGGTTCGTTGCCTTCGCCATCAGTTCATCTTCCTGTTCTTCATGGTGACCTCGTCACACGCTCGCTCCAGGGTTCCTTCCAATACGCACACTGGACAGTTCCCATGCTGCTTGAACACCTGAGGACCCATGAACGACACGACGCCGAACAGCATGGTAGAAACCACAGTGTTCCGCTCTTCATCCCTCATGCCTCGTTGTATGACCAGCGCATCAAGGACGGTGTTATGCTGGTCGCAGAACTCAAGGAGCTCCACCTCCATCTCATCGTCGCACTCAGGGCAGACTAGGTGTTCAACCGTCATAAGGATTCACTCCTCCCTTCGCTGCTGCCTTCGCCTTCTCTGCTGCCATCCGCGCAGCTTGCCGCTTCTCTTCAACCGGGTCCTTCTTAATAGTGAGCGGACCGATGTAGTTATCCATGAACACTCGCATCGCTTGTGTCGTACTGTCCAGGAGGTCGTCACGCTCAATGCTTCCCTCTCCGATGTACGAGCAGACCTGAGTGATGAGGCCGTCCATGTACGTCTTCGGGTTGCCGTCCTTCGCGTCACCTTCAATACACCAGACACGCGCATGAGCCCACATCGGAGACGACAGATGTAGACGCAGGAGCTTGTCGGCGTTGCCAGGATTGTATCCGTGAGTGAGTACGTCCTCCGCCGCTAGAGACTGACGCAGACTGATGCCACTCGCCTTCTCTTCAATGAGGATCATGTCAATGCGCTTGCCTTGATGCTTCGGCTTGTTCCCCGCTCGTATTCCCTTCGGCCGGAGCAACGGTTCATCAGCATCTCCGTACGTCAAGCGACGCTCGCGCTTCACCTTCTTTATAAGGTCAGGCAGTCCAAGCCAGTCCTCCCAGCAATCCAGGAGCATGACGTGGCTCTCCTTCTTCCAACTGAACATCCCCCAGACTGAACACGCCGACGGGTCGTTCTCCTGCTTCTTCTTGTCGTGCTGCTTCTCGCTGAAGGATGGGTCAATGGACATGATGATGACCTGGAACTTCGGCAGAGGCTTCTCGTTCGGCCAGATGCGCCACTGTGAGCGCTTGACTATGCCTTCCTCTTCAGGGTCAAGGATCTCACCCCAGAGTTCCTGTCGCCCGACCTTCGTGCCTTCGTACTTCGCCACGTTCTGGAAGAAGACCTTCGTCAGGTTCTCGCGGTTCTCATAGGTACTACCGACGGTCGTAATGTTGTTCGGGTCAGCGTTCAGTCGGCGCATGAACGGCGTCGGCTTCGGCGTCCCGGTCCATAGGACTTGAGGATGCTCGCCGAGGCGGAGTCCGAACCAGAGGTTATCCCACGCGTCCTGTGGATACTTCCACGAGGCTATCTCGTCACACCATGCCTTGTGATGCTGAGGACCACGAAGACGCTCTGGTGTATCCCCTGCGAAGCCACGGATGAACGAGCCGTTCCACAAGGTACACGAGGGGAGCTGACTGTTCGTGTCAGCGATAAGACAAGAGGGGATTACGGAGTAGAGACCTGTCGGACCTTCAAAACAAGTGTAGCGAACGTCGTCGTGCGTCGGAGCAACAACCGCGAATAAACCCGGCTGTTCTGCTGCCTCGCCCCCGAGCCAGTTCGCAGCGCATAGAGTCTTGCCGAACCCTCTACCACTCCGCACTCCCCAAATCGTTTTGACATACTCGTCAAATTCTTTCGGTGGAAGTTGCTTCTGTCGTGCCATGCTCTTCCACATCATTCTCCAGCGCAGGAAGTGAAGCTCCTCCTCGGTGAACTGAAGGAGGTCCTGCTTGTAATCCTCGAGCTCCGGAGGCAAGTTCTCCAGGTCTAACTTCTCCACGGCGGAGTAGTCAAACGCAGAGAACTGCTGGAGCCCGAGGTTCGTTGCCACGTCAGCCTCCGAACAATGCCTTGCACACTGCGGCGAACAGACTGTCCTTCGCTCTCTCATGTGCATGGAGTTGAGGATACGGGAGCAGACACGGATGCGTCTTCGCCTCCACGTCCTTCACACTTCCGTGAGTCCATCCCTCCGCCACCTTATACTCACACCATGCTTGATGCGACTGCTCAGGCGTCAGCTCGGGGTTCTCGAAGTGCTTCACCACTCCGTCGTAGATGCTCGCTCGCAGTTCCGGAGCCGTCTCTTCCCATGGAAGGTGAGTGTGATCCAGCGTCACCTCCGCACAGTACGCTCGGTTGACTTCATGGCACGTCTTCGCCACGAGCCAGAGCATCTCGTTGGACTCTATCTCGTTGTCCGTCGGCGGCAACTTCTGCTCGTCGGCCATCGTTCCAGGCAACTCATCTCCCGCTTCGTTCTGTTCTAGTGCTGCGTCATTCATAGTACTTCCTCTCTCAGTTGTCAACAGCCGGAAGCCTTGCTTTCGCCTATCTTCCCGCTCCCTATGTGCTCCATCGGTGGATCAACGAGCGTCCCTGTCTCGCAGTACGTCAGCTCTCCGCTCTCGCGGTTCTTGTATATCTCTACGTCAACCTTCGCCTCGGCTGGCATCAACGCCGGAACGACCAGCATCGCAACGACCAGTCCCAGAAGGAACGCAATGAACAACTTGATACTCGGTCTCATGTCTCTCTCCCTTGCTTCTGCGCCTCAGTAACCTGAAGAGAGCACGAAGCGGCTCTAGGCTCTACCGTCACCGACGCAAGTAGTGACGCACCATACCTTCTCCATGCTCTCATCATGTGACTCCTCATGGGTCAGGGTCAGGCTTGTTTTTGATCATCCCAAGGATAGACGCTACGACGTCCTCCTTGTCCTCTGCGTCCAGGGTCATCGGTCTGCCGACTGAGCCTGAGTGTTCTGTGCGCTCCTTGTACTTCTCCGGCTTGTTGCCGCGCATGAGCATTGATAACAGTGAGTCGCTGTAGTCCGTGTACGTCTCTGTGACCTCTCCTTGGTATATGACCGGACGTTGGAAGCCATCCACCGCACGACGGTGAGCCTCGCTCTCCAGGACATCTACTGCCATCCGCTTCGCCTCCATGCAAGCCTCGTTGAACCCCTCGTCCTCCTTCCTCCACCTTTGATACGTCTTCCGGCTGACTCCGGCCGCAGTCGTACCCTCCCTGATGATGCCTCTCTGTGCGTATGCTCGGCAGAACACAAGCTTCAGCTCGGCGGTCAGCTTCGGGGTCAGTGCCAGATCCTCTCGTTGGAAGTAGTCCTTCACCTCGTCGTGGTTCGTCTTCGGCTTCCTCCTCGTGGGACGAGTGGCCTTTCTCTCTGCCTTCGTCACCTTGCGCTTCTTCTTCGTCGGAGCCTTCTTCTTCGCGCGCGAAGACGGAGAGGCGGCGCTCCCGGCTGGCTTGCGCTTCGTTACCTTCTTCTTCGCTGTCTTCTTCCGAGCCACGCATTGAGTTCCCTGTTCAAAGATGGAGAGCGACGAGTTCGGCAGCGGGAACTCTAGCAGCGACGAGGAGGAAGTACCGTGAACTCACCGAAGCGGAGTGGAACCACCGGAGCAGCGCCGCTCTCCAATGGGGTCATAGGATGCCTCACATATAAGGCGGCAAACAGGACGATACGCTTGCTTCAGAGTCGATACACTTACAGAGGGCAATGATACTAGTGATACGATGATACACTCACTTAATAGTATGAAGTACGCAGTACTGAATAGAGAGGCATAACATACGCGCATGGTAAGACGGCAAAGTTTAACCCCGTAAACAATGGCAAAACACCTGAAGCACCTGCATCACGTATCGTGCTCGTATCGTGCTCGCATCGCATCGTCGTACTCGCGCGAATACCCTGTAAAATTAGTCGCTTGCGTACGGAACAGGGTAGTAGGTACACTACGATGCCGCCTATATATAAGGTGGCAAACAACCGAGGAGGCAGTACCGTGAGCCAAGCAAAGAAGGACGACACCTTGCGCGACCAGTTGCGTGAGAGTGTGGAAAGTGAACGGCTGAAAACCGTCGAGCCAAAGTTCCAGGAGGCTCTACGCATAGCGGAGACCATCCCGTTGCGCAACAAGACGCAGTACCCTTTATATATCGAAGCGAGGAGCCTAACCATCCTCAGAGCGATAGCGGAGTACGATGACGTCAGTGTCCAGGAGTTGATTCGCTCCACCCTGGAGATGCTGGTATTGGAGCGGACGCAGAAGAAGAAGAGACCGAGAAGGAAGGTAACGAAGCGAGGAGGCTGAGATGAACCAGAAGGAAGTCATGCGCGCCTTGCGTAAGGACGACCTCAGCCAGAGCGGGCTCAGCAAGCCAGCCACAATCCGGAAGTTGAAGTACAGTGAACCGCTGAACCAGACCCAGACGTATGAACTAACGGGTATTGAGGACGCGGTCTCTTACGAGATACCGTACTTTGGACCGAGAGGTGAACCGCTGAACTATACAAGGTGGAAGCTCTTTCCAATCGTGGAAAGCAATCAGCCGAAGTATATACAAGTAGAGAAGACCATTCCTAGACTGTACCTCCCTCAGCTTATTGACTGGGAGAAGGTCTGCGCCGACACGAGCAAGCGCATCATCATTACTGAAGGGGAAAAGAAAGCCGCTTGCGCTACGAACATGGGACTGCCATGTATTGCGCTCGGAGGCGTCTGGTCATTCACTGCTAAGAAGTGGCATCTCAAGGAGATACCGGACTGGAGTTGGTTCAACTTGAAGGACCGCGAGGTTGAGATCTGTTACGACGGGGACATGTATACGAATGACAACGTGGCGAAGGCGCTGGATGCGCTGACTGCCATGCTAACGAAGAAGGGAGCGCGAGTGTTCGTGCGCTACTTACCAATGACGGAGGGACTGAGCAAGCTAGACGACTTCCTTGTAGAGAAGGGAGTGAAGGCATACCAGAGGCTGGAGTGCTTCGAGGCTGACAACAGTGTGCAGATGAGCAACCTGAACGATGACCTTGTATACATCAAGGACATCCAAGGATACTTCAGCATCTATGACCGCATCCTATACGGCGACGTCGGCCGACTGAAGCGTAACTACGGAGCGATCACCATCCTCAGTGAAGCAGGGAAGCCGATAGCCGCGATAGATGAGTGGGCGCGATGGCCGTTCATGCGGAAGGCAGACCGAATGACCTATGCGCCTGGACAGCCTCAGTTCGTGGAGGGATGCGTCAACGACTGGCGTGGATGGGGAGTGGAGCCGAGCCGCGGAAACTGCAAAGAGTTCCTGGAGGTCATACGGAGCATTGACGGATGGGAGTGGCTGCTCAAGTGGCTGGCATACCCTATCCAGTACCCGGGAGTGAAGATGTTCACTGCGGTCCTTGTATGGAGTGTGGAGCAGGGAACCGGCAAGACCTTCATCGGTGACGTGATGCGCGATATCTATGGCGAGAACAGCAACGTCATCAGCTCCGTTGAACTGCACGATGACAGCATGGTATGGATGAGGAACAAGCAGTTCATCCTCGGCGAGGAGGTCAGCCAGACGCGGAGCCGCGCGGACGCGGGGATACTCAAGCACATGATCACGGGTGACACGGTGACAGTGAATGAGAAGTATGTGCCGTCGTACAAGCTACCGAACTGCGCGAACTTCATGTTCACCAGTAACAAGCCGGACGCCATCATCCTGGACCAGAGTGACCGTCGGTTCTTCGTTGGCAAGCTAGACAAGGCGCGACCGCTGAAGTTCTGGCAGAGCCTTGACAAGTGGAGGAAGAAGGACGGCGGACCGAGTGCGTTCATGTACTACCTACAGAACAGCGTAGACCTGAGCAAGTTTGATCCGTACGCTCCGCCACCTATCACTGACGAGAAGAGGCAGATGCAGAACGCGGGTCTCACTAGCGTCCAGCAGTGGGTCGCTGACCTGCTTACGGACCCTGAGAGCATAGTGGCAAGCAAGTGGGACGAACAGACAGCCAGAGCGACCCTGAAGCGTGACGTGTTCAGCATAGAGAACCTGATGCAATGGATGCCCGAGGACCTGGAACGCAGTGGGAACAGGGTGCAACTGAGCAACGCATTGACAACGCTGGGAGCAGTGAGGAACGCCAGTCCAGTCAGGCTGAGCAACAAGAAGCAGGTCAGGCTCTTCGCGATACAGAACTTGGACTACTGGAGGGAACGCGTCGGGCGGAACACTGAGTGGGCTGCTAACTACGAGAAGAAGATGACGCCGATAGGCAAGAAGAAAACAACGAGGAGGAAGAAACCGTGAGTAAAGAGAAGAGAGCAAAGATACTCTGCGTAGACTTTGATGGAGTGATCCATAGCTACCTGAGTGGATGGAAGGGAGCCACCGAGATACCTGATCCGCCTGTCAAGGGTGCGATAGAGTGGCTGAATGAACTGTGCGACCATCCGGAGTGGGATCCGCAGATCTACAGCAGCAGGAGCAAGGAAGAGGGAGCGATAGACGCGATGCGAGCGTGGCTCAAGCGACACGGACTGAAGTACTGGGACGTGATAGGGATGCCGACGCAGAAGCCAGCCGCGTTCCTGACCGTTGATGACAGAGCCATCTGCTTCCGTGGTACTTTCCCGTCGCGCCTGGAGATGACGTGTTTCCGGCCGTGGACAGCCGGGTTCGTCAATGAGATCTATCACAAGCTGGAGGAGTGCGACGAGGCAGCAACAGAGACAGCGCAACGAGAGTTCTGTACAGGACTGCCGAAGAAGCCGTATGAGAAGCCGAAGCTCACGCAGTACGGCGAGCTGACGTGGGATGACTGCGCTATTGAGTTTGAACAGAGCTTCAACCCGGAGGGATACCGTGTCAAGGTGGAAGACAAGGACGGCATCGTCATACAGACCTTCGTTCACTTGTATGAGTGGAGCGGGTACGTGACACCGTACATCAACGACAAGGATATCCCCGGACTCGTGCGCTACCTAGTAGAACTGAACCGACTGGAGGTGCGTGATGGCAGCGTTATCCGCGAAGCGTAAGAGTCACGTTGAACTGGTCGGTGACTGGCCGAAGGGAACGTATCGCCGCCGATGGGGTTACATCCACGATCAGGTCTGGTTCCCATGCAAACCGATAGAAGCACTGCGAGTTGAAGCGTTGAACCCTGAAGAGATAATGGTGAAGGACGAGCAGTGCTATCGTCTCTACCTGGACAGACGTATGCTCTGGCTCGGTCCCATCAACTTCAGGTTCCATACCTTCTATCAGGGAGACGAGGAGGCAGCGCCGCATGATCATCCGTGGTGGTTCATCACCTTCCCGTTCCGTAGCTACACTGAGACGGTGCAGACTCCGGACGGCAGGATGAACAGCCGAGTGGTCCGTGCCTGGAGGTTCCACTTCCGTCGTGCGTCTCACCGTCACTTCGTACACGAACCGCTCCGGCCGTTCAGCACCATCATTATGACTGGACCGCTGAAGCACGACTGGAGCTTCTGGCCGGATGCGAAGACCCGCATTCCCCACCGAGAGTGGACTAACTACAACAGGACAGAGAGGAAAGAAGCATGAACGTAGAGAGAGACGCTCCGCCTTGCATCAACGGGTTCTATATCCCGCAGTATTACAGGGTGGATGACAGGTTCAACATCGCAGCAGCACCGAGGTCAGGGAGTACGTCTCTCTACTTCTTTGCGCAACGGATGGGTGAGTTCGCCGTGGACCTGAAGGAAACGCCGGAAGAAGCAGTGTGCATCATACGTGATCCAATCAAGCGGCTCGCGTCTGCGTACATGCTGCTTCCAGTGGGAGTGAAGACCCGTGATCCGGTGACCAACTTCAAAACGGTCGGTCGTCCTGCCTTTGAAGAAACGATTGACGCGGTCCTTGATGATGCCGGTCAGGAGTGGTTTGATGAGAAGATAGGGAACAGCGCTCATGCGTTCGCATGGCAACGACAGAGCGAACTCTACTCAGGGTGCAAGAACCCCATCTGGCTTCGCCTGGAAGGGAACGAAGGCTTCTACGGATACGGATTGCCACGTGAGAACGTGACCACCGAACAGAAGCCTGAGGTGACGTATCGCCTGGAAGAACTTGAAGCATATTACGCAGAGGACATAAAGCTATGGAAGACAGCAGCCACGAAGATCGTATAGAGCAGAAGGCAGAAGAGACGGCAGAGGAGATACTCACGTTCCTCAAGGTTGACCCGCCAATCTTTAACATCACGTTCAGTAACCCGGACAACGAAAAGATCGGCGAGCTACGCTGGACTGAGGGTGGGAAGCTGGAGTTCCAGGGTGACGCGGAAGAAAGCGCACAGAAACTCTTTGACTTCACATGCAG